CACCCGCCTTATTCTTGCTTGCGAACTTTACAAGAACTCAACTGGATCAGAGTATATCTGGGATCAGTATAATGAACTTATAAAGACACTCAAAACTTACCTTGAACAACATTCAGCATATGATGACTAATACACTTATCAGTGCTATGCTAATTTTTTCAAGCATAGCACTTTTCATTTATTGGGGGTTGAATAATGCTTACCCTAGTTGAACACTTAGCATCAAGTCCAATTTGGTTAGGACTTTGTGGATTTGGTATTATTGTCCTACCTATTATAGGAATACAATACATACACAAAGATAAATGATACATGATTTTCCTTGGGGAGTAATCACAATACTAGGTTGTGGTCTTTTATTTACTTTGTATGTCATCTACTACATATTACGGATGGCAAACGAGGAAATGAAAGACCATGGCAGACACTAAAGATCCATATATCTACCGCATCAAATCAGTTGGTAAGGTTGTAGATGGAGACACTATTGACGCTGATATTGATTTGGGTTTTGATATTAGCCTCACTAAACGAATTCGCTTGGCGGGTATTGATACACCAGAAAGCCGCACGGCAGATCCATACGAAAAGAAACTCGGACTTCAAGCAAAAGATTGGTTGAAGAGCAGATTAGAATTTGCTAAGGATATTATCATCAAGACTGAACTTCCAGACAGCACAGAGAAGTATGGTCGCATCATCGGACACCTGTATATTAACGGAGAAGAAGTCTCTGTCAATAACCAGATGATCGCTGAAGGTCATGCCTGGGGGTATGATGGCGGCACTAAAGCTAAGGATTTTAACATCCTAAAGGAAATCCGAATTGCTAAAGGAACCTGGAAAGAAGTATAATTTATAAGCATGTAAAGATATACTTATTAAATCGTAACATATTGTAACACTTTTTTCTGCTACATAGCTTATAATAAATGTAGCAGAGAGTTACATATGTACGGGACTTATTTTATTGTTGTGTTCTTTGCGATCCTGATAGCATATGCTGGGGTCGAAGAAACTATGAAACTCTTTGTCTATGCTGATCTCCAATTACGCTATGCGTTTGTAAGAGTTCAGATGAAATGGATGGGTTGGAAACTCAAGAGGCAACTTGTAAGAGATACAACCGATTTCAAAAAGTTTCTCAAGGAGTATGACAAATGAACACAAAGACTTGTCCTAAGTGTGGTGCTAATTGGATTGACGGACAGCACTACTGGACTGGAACAAATAAACCTGGGAATGAACTAGACCTCGCAGGATTAGTTTGTAATAAACTAGGTGATGATACTTGTATCAATCCCTGCCGTGGTAAAGAAGGTGGTGTTACCTGGGAGAAGAGATTGAAGGAGTTGGAAGAAGACCACCCCTAAATACCAGTAGTGACTAGGTTTTATTGTGGCAGCTGGTACTGATGTATATTTGGGTAATCCTAATCTAAAGAAAGCGGGAACCCAAATATCATTTACAAAAAAACAAATCAACGAATGGATCAAGTGTAAAAATGATCCAGTCTATTTTGCTGAAAATTATATTAAGATTATCTCACTAGACGAAGGTTTGGTGCCATTTGAGATGTATGATTTCCAGAAGAAGATTTTACAAGACTTCCATGAAAACAGATTTAACATCGCAAAGCTCCCAAGACAAACTGGAAAATCCACTACGGTTGTTGCTTATCTGCTTTATTACGCAATATTCTTTGATAGCGTTAATATTGGTATTCTCGCTAACAAAGCTTCAACATCTAGGGAACTCCTAAGCAGACTTCAACTAGCATATGAAAATCTACCAAAGTGGATGCAGCATGGTGTAGTTGTTTGGAACAAAGGTAATGTCGAACTTGAAAACGGATCAAAAATTCTGGCATCTTCTACATCTGCGTCTGCTGTCAGAGGCATGTCGTTTAATATCCTCTTCCTCGACGAATTCGCTTTCGTTCCAAACCATGTTGCAGAGCAATTCTTTGCCTCTGTTTATCCTACTATTACTTCTGGTAAGAGCACGAAAGTCATAATCATCTCAACACCAAATGGTATGAACCACTTCTACAAGATGTGGATTGATGCCAAGAACGGCAAGAATGGTTATGTAATGAATGAGGTTCATTGGTCTCAGGTTCCTGGTAGAGATGCGAAGTGGAAAGAAGAGACCCTTAAGAATACTTCTGCCAGACAGTTCGCACAAGAATTTGAATGTGACTTTCTTGGTTCTGCTGATACCCTAATCAGTCCAGCAAAACTTCAAAATATACCATTTACTGACCCAATTACATCCAATGCAGGACTTGATATCCACGAAAGAGTACAAAAAGATCACGAATACATTATTACTGTTGATGTTGCCAGAGGAATTGGTGGCGACTATAGTGCTTTCGTCGTGTTTGATATCACCACACTGCCGTATAAGATCGTGGCAAAGTACAGAAATAATGAAATTAAACCTGTACTGTTTCCCTCGGTAATTTTACAGGTAGCGAAAGAATATAATTTACCATATATCCTAGTAGAAGTCAACGATATTGGTGATAGTATTGCCGCCACTTTGAACTATGATCTAGAATATCCTAACGTATTAATGTGTGCGATGCGTGGCAGAGCAGGGCAAATTGTTGGTACAGGTTTCTCTGGAATGAAAACTCAACTTGGTGTCAAGATGAGTGTGACGGTTAAGAAATTGGGTTGCGCTAATCTCAAAGCAATTATCGAAGAAGATAAACTAACTTTTGGTGACTTCGAAATTCTACAAGAGCTCACCACGTTCATTCAGAAAAAGATGGCATGGGAAGCTGACGAGGGATATCATGATGACCTTGTGATGTGTTTGGTTCTCTTTGCATGGTTAGTCATGCAAGAATACTTCAAAGAGATGACAGATCAGGATGTTCGTCGTCGCATCTACGAAGAACAAAGAAATCAAATCGAACAAGATATGGCGCCATTTGGTTTTGTTGACGATGGACTTGGCGATGATAGTTTTATAGATGCCGATGGATCTTTATGGGAGTATGGAAATACTCAAGAAGAAGTAAGTTATATGTGGAATTACTAATGGACTTAGAAGATCAGTTTTCTTTAGAACATCTTATCTTTAAAGAGAGAAAGTGTAGAACTTGTCACAAAGAAAAAGACCTTCTTACAGATTTCTATTTGATTAGAAAAAACAAAAGACCATTTCCGTCAGCATATTCATACGAATGTAAAGCATGTACGGTCAAAAGAATTATCGAAGCAAGAAAAAAAGATCATACAAATTGGTCATATCCAGATTGGTAGTATGTTCATGCATTGTTTCCCCCTCTGAACATCACTAATTTCTAAATAGATTTAGATAAATTTGATATCTAAGAGGTAAACAAATGGCAAGTCAAGTCTCGCCTGGTGTTGTTATTAAGGAGCGTGATTTATCCAATGCTGTAGTAACTGGAGCACTCGCTATTCGCGCTGCTTTTGCCACTACATTTCGCACTGGACCAGTAGGCAAAGTAATTAACGTCAATTCTGAAAGAGAATTAATTGACACCTTCGGAACACCAGCTGAGGCAAATGCTTCCGATTGGTTAGTGGGAGCAGAATTCCTACGTTACGGTGGACAATTAGCAGTTCTCCGCGCAGAAACAACCGTAAAGAACGCAACTAAGAGTGGCACTGGAGTTCTAATCGCTGATAAAGAAGCTTTTGATGCTGGTGTTACAACAGAAAAATTCGCTGCTCGTTACGCAGGAACCGAAGGTAATTACTATCGTGTAGTTATCGTTGATCGTGGTGCTGATTACAAAGTAGCAAAAGTAGGTCACGGTCTCTCGGTTGGTGGTACTTTCACAGATAACGCTGGTGTTACTCACGAAGTTTATGACGTTGTTGATAACGACAACTTCACAATCGTAAAGGGAAGCGCAGTACCAACATCAATTCCAACAGGAAAAATCCTAACAACCAATTCGGTTAGCGGAACTGCTGCCACTGGATCTGCTTCATATACTAGCGTTGCTTACACAACTAACAGTGCTGCTGGAACAGGAGCAACATTCAATGTTTCTCGTGCTGGTGGAACTTACACAGTTACAGTTTCTGGTGGTGGATCTGGTTATGTTGCTGGAGATACTTTCACAATTCTTGGAACTGCTTTAGGTGGAACTTCCCCAACAAACGACTTAACATTCAATGCTGCTACCGTTGTTACCGTAGCATCAACGGTTTCCGCATACACCAACTCAGATTGGAACGCAGAACTAATTGGATCAACTGGTCTATCATTCAAGGCAATTGGTCCTCGTCCTGGTACTTCACCTTGGGCAGCAGAGCGTTATCTTTCATATGATGAAGTTCATGTTGCTGTAATTGACGAAAGAGATAATACTGTTGTTGAGCGTTTCCCATATCTTTCAAAGATCTCTGATGCTAAGTCACCAGAAGGAAATTCAACATACTGGAAGTCAGCAATCAATGAGTTTTCAAACTACATCTATGCTGGTCAAGAATTGACTTCTGCTGAAATCACAACTGCTGGTGAAAATCCTGGTGGAACTGCTGCTTCATACGCAGCAACTTCAGGTGCTCCAAAAGAATTGTCAAGAATTCTTCAAACTGCTGGCGGAACTCTATCAGGTGGTCTTGATGATTATGCTTACACTGCTGGAGAAATTCAAGCAGCATATGATACTTTCCTTGATACAGAAGAAACCCAAATTGACTTTGTTCTAATGGGTGGTTCAATGAGTAATGAAGTTGATACAATTGCTAAGGCACAAGCAGTTGCTGCTGTCGCAAATAGCAGAAAAGATTGTGTCGCTTTCCTCTCACCATATGTTGGTAATCAGGTAGCTACTTCTGGAGGTGCTGCTATTACAGCATCTACCCAACTTTCAAATACCATCGCTTTCTTTGACAACATTGCTTCTAGCTCCTATGTTGTTTTAGATAGTGGTATCAAATACACCTATGATCGTTTCAACGATAAGTATCGTTACATCGGTTGTAACGGTGATGTTGCTGGACTTTGTGTTTCAACCTCGGCAATTCTAGATGACTGGTTCTCACCAGCTGGTCTAAATCGTGGGGGTGTTCAAAATGTTGTGAAGCTTGCTTTCAATCCAAACAAAGCAGCAAGAGATGATCTCTACAGCAACAGAATTAACCCAATCGTTTCACTTCCTGGTTCTGGTCCTGTTCTCTTTGGAGACAAGACTGGTCTTGCTTCACCTTCCGCATTTGATAGAATTAACGTTCGTCGTTTGTTCCTCAATGTTGAGAAGAGAGCAAAAGCACTTGCTGAAGGAGTACTCTTTGAGCAAAACGATAGCACCACTCGTTCAAACTTCACCGCTTCAATTTCTTCTTACTTAGCAGAAGTTCAAGCACGTAGAGGTGTCACTGACTTCCTTGTTGTTTGCGATGAAACAAACAATACCCCAGAAGTCATTGATAGAAATGAGTTTGTGGCTGAACTCTACCTCAAGCCAACCCGCTCAATCAACTATGTAACGGTTACCGTAACGGCAACCAGAACGGGCGTTTCCTTCTCGGAAGTCGTTGGTAGATAATTAGTAGTATAAGAAAAAATCACAGAGGTAACCACTAATGGCATCGTCAAACGTAAGTCAGTTCCTACAAACTATCGGTCAGGGCGTGAAGCCCAACATGTTCCTGATTGATGTTCAGTTTCCTGCCACGCTATCAAAGCAGTCAGAAGATCAAAATCTTACAAATCTACTTTGTAAGTCAGCAGCACTCCCAGGTTCAAACCTAGGTGTTATCGAAGTTCCTTTCCGTGGAAGAACAGTTAAGATCGCAGGTGATCGCACCTTTGATACTTGGACTGCCACCTTCTTCAACGATAAGGACTTCAAACTACGCTCATTCTTTGAGCAGTGGGCAAATAGCATCAACACTCACGAGGGCAACACTGCTCCTCTCTTTACTCCAAACAATTCGTCTGGTTATATGGCTGACCTTGGAGTTAAGCAACTAGAGAAAGATGCTAGCGAAGAAGGTGCTATCTTGAGAACATACTCACTCAAGTATTGCTTCCCAACCAATGTTTCTCAAATTGATGTTGCTTATGATAGCAATGATCAAATTGAAGAATTCACAGTTGAGTTCCAATATTCGTACTTCACTGCCGAGGCAGGAACCAGACAGGGCGTATCTTCACTCCCAGTAGTCTGATAAATAGTTGGAAGCAGTAATTTGAATATCTAATCATGAGTCAACTATTTGGCTTCCAAATTAATCGAAAGGAGGCACAGAAGGGTCAGTCCCCTGTGCCTCCTTCTGCTGACGAACCGATTGCGGTTGCGGCAGGTGGTTATTATGGAACATATGTAGAAACGGATAATGCTTCTCAAGCTCGTAATGAGTTTGAGTTGATCCGTCGTTATCGTGACATGGCACTTCACCCAGAAGTTGATAGTGCTATTGATGAAGTTGTGAATGAATTTGTAGTAAGTGATGCTAACGATAGTCCAGTAGAAATCAACTTAGATAATCTAGATGTTGGATCTGGAGTAAAAAATAAAATTAGAAATGAATTTGATTATATCAAAAGACTTTTAAATTTTGATAATCGCGCACATGAGATTGTGCGTAACTGGTATATTGATGGTAGAGTATTCTACCACAAAGTAATTGATCTAGACAACCCAAAGAAAGGTATTACGGAACTTCGTTATATTGATCCGATGAAGATCAAGAAGGTTCGTCAAAAGATTGATGATAAACCAAAAGATTCTCTTGCTCGTGCTGCCATCAAAGGAACAGCACTTGAGTATGAGTACGGAACATTTGTAGATTATTATTTGTTCAATCCAAAAGGTTTCTATCAAGGTGGTGTCCTAGGACCAATTGGTGACATGTCACTTTCACAAGGAGTGAAGATGGCAGTTGATAGCGTCACCTTTATTCCTTCTGGACTACAAGATCTCAATAAGCGTATGACGCTGAGCTTCCTCCATAAGGCAATCAAATCTCTCAATCAGCTGAGAATGATTGAAGATAGTTTGGTAATCTACAGATTGTCACGCGCACCAGAACGTAGAATTTTTTATATTGATGTAGGCAATCTTCCAAAGGTAAAAGCAGAGCAATACCTCCGCGATGTAATGTCTCGTTACAGAAATAAACTTGTATATGATTCTTCAACTGGAGAGATGCGTGATGATAAAAAGCATATGTCTATGCTTGAAGATTTCTGGTTACCTCGTCGTGAAGGCGGTAGAGGAACTGAGATCACTACACTCCCAGGCGGTCAAAACCTTGGCGAACTCAAGGACGTTGAGTATTTCAAAAAGAAACTTTACAACTCACTAAACCTACCACCTTCCCGCCTTACGGATGACAACAAAGGGTTTAATCTTGGTAAGACCACAGAGGTTCTCAGGGATGAACTCAAATTTGCTAAGTTCATCGGTCGTCTCCGCAAGCGTTTCAGCGAACTATTCCAGGATATTCTCAAGACACAACTAATTCTCAAGGGTATCATCTCACCAGAAGATTGGGATGATATGAAAGAGCATATCCAATACGACTTCTTATTTGATAATCATTTCAACGAACTGAAAGAAATTGAAATGATGACACAGCGTATTGCTATTGTCACACAGATGGATCCTTTTGCTGGCAAATACTTCTCTGTTGAATATATCCGTAAGCATATCCTCAATCAAACTGAAAAAGAATTCAAGGAAATTGATAAGCAGATGAAGGGAGAGATCGCATCTGGTCTTGCGATTGATCCAGCACAGACAAATATGCTGGATACTATGTCACAGCAAAACACAGCATTTAGTCCAGAAATTTCAAATATTCAGGCACAAGATAGTGCTGCTAGAGAGCAAGAAGCTGCGGACGCAAATCTAGATCGAGAGATGGAAAAGATGAAGGCGCAACCTAAACCTACGCCAAAGTCTAAATAAAATATATTGTTATCTTATCATGACTGAAACTAATAACGAAATGGGTGCCGTTGATATTGTTGGCAAGATCAGCGATAACGACAGAGCATCTGCGATTGACGCAATCCACGACATGCTATTTGCTAAAGCATCTGATGCTATGGCGCAATATAAGCAAGTAGTGGCAAACACATTCTTTGACGAACCAACCGAAACCGAAACCGATGAAACTGATAACGGAACAGATTGAGGACGTAAAAGTTCTCACAGAAGAAAAGAACGGAAAGAAACTTCTTTATATTGAAGGAGTTTTTCTTCAGTCTGAACTCAAGAACCGCAACGGTCGTATGTATCCTTTCGATGTTCTCAACCGCGAGGTTCAGAGATACAACGAAGAATATGTAAAGTCAAAGAGAGCTCTTGGAGAACTAGGACACCCAGACGGTCCTACTATCAATCTTGATAGAGTGTCACATAGAATTGTTGAACTCCGCGCAGAAGGACACAACTTCTATGGCAAGGCACAAATTCTAGATACTCCCATGGGACAGATTGCTAAGTCACTTCTTGGTGAAGGAGTACAACTTGGTGTTTCTTCTCGTGGCATGGGAAGTATTGACAAGAGAGAGGATATCTCGATTGTCCGCGATGACTTCTTCCTAACCACCGCTGCTGATATTGTAGCAGATCCTTCCGCACCAGATGCTTTTGTAAATGGCATCATGGAAGGAAAAGAGTGGATTTGGGACAACGGAATTCTAAAGGAAGCGAAAGTAGATAAATATCGCAAGTATATTGATGAGGCAACTCGTCAAAATATGGAAGCGAGAACGCTCAAAGTGTTTGAGCATTTTCTCTCAAATCTTTGATTTCATAAATAAACTTAGAATAATTATACGGAAATTACGAGGTAAACTCAAATGTCAGATATGCTAAACGAAAAGTTTGAAGAGTTCGTTACCGAGCAAAAGGTGATTCTTGAAGCTGGCGATCCTATGCCAACTGTTCAAGCTTCTGTAATTCCTGGCTCTGGAAGCGACCCTTCACAGGTTTCTGACGTTCAGACTGCGAAGGCTGGCGGCAAAGATCCTGCTCCTACCGTCCAACCTTCTGTTGCGATCGGTCAATCAGCTCCTGCTGATCTAGGCGGTTCAACCTCCGCGCCTCTTCATTCTAATGACGAAGATGGTGAAGAGAACCCAGGTGCGAAAGCAGCAGCACCTATCTCGCAAATTTCTGGTGATCCTCAGTTCGCAGCAAAGAAAGATGCTGGCGATCAAGGAACTCAACCAACAGTAAATGTTGCCGCAGCATACGGCATCACTAAGATGGGCGGAAATGTCACTTATCCAATTAAAGCTGGATTTGAAATTGACATGACCGACGACGTAAATGCTCTCCTTGAGGGCACCGAACTCTCAGAAGAGTTTGCTGAGAAAGCAAAGACAATCTTTGAAGCAGCAGTAACAGCAAAACTCAACTCAGAGTATGACAAGCTTGTAGAGCACTTTGCCAACGAACTAGATAAGCAAGTTGAAGCAATCAAGAACGAACTTGCTGAAGAAGTTAATGGCACCGTGACCTACGCCATCGGTCAATGGATGGAAGAGAACCAAGTAGCTATTGACCGTGGTATCAGAAATGAGATTACCGAAGACTTCATCGCAGGTCTTAAGGGTCTCTTTGAAGAGCACTACATTTCGATCCCCGACGACAAGGTTGATGTGGTCGAAGGTATGGCTGAATCAATTCGTGAAATGGAAGAGCGCCTCGACGAACAGGTTAAGGCTAATGTGAAACTACAAAATCGTCTGAATGAGACTGCCAAAATCAACATTCTGAACACTGTTTCGGAAGGACTAGCAGATACTCAGAAAGAAAAACTAGCAGCACTTGCTGAAGGTCTAGAGTTTGTCTCAGAAGAGTCATTCGCCGCGAAGGTAAAAACCATCAAGGAGTCTTACTTTAAAGAGTCAATCGCTACCCCAGTAGAGACTGTAGATGAAACTCCAGTAGAGGGTCAGGAAGTATCACCAGCAATGGCAGCATACCTCCAAGCACTCAACCGCTGGGGTAACTGATAATTCGTTAACACCTATTTTTCAAACGGAGCAAACAAATGTTTAACGCACAAGCTCTAACCGAAAAGTGGTCACCTGTTCTAGGTCATGAAGGCGCTGGCGCTATCAAGGACAATTATAGAAAGGCTGTTACCGCTGTTCTGTTAGAAAACACAGAAAAGGCACTACGCGAAGAGCGTGGTATGATCAACGAAGCATCCAACACAGTTGGTGCTATTGGTTCCAACGCACTTTCGGGTAGCGCACTAGGAACCCAAACTGGTGGTCTCGCAGGTTTCGATCCTGTTATGATCTCCCTAATCCGCAGAGCAATGCCTAACCTCGTTGCTTATGACATCTGCGGTGTTCAACCAATGAGCGGTCCTACTGGACTAATCTTTGCGATGAAGTATCACTATCAAGAAAATGGTTCAGCTCTTCGTGCTGGTCCAGAAGCTCTCTACAACGAGCCTGATAGCAACTTCTCTGCTTCTTCAACTGGTGCTGGTGTATATAACCAGACCAACGCTGCTGGTGGCGATGACACCCACCCAAGAGGCGATGGTGGCACTACTGATGCTAACCCTGGTCTCCTAAATGACAGCGGCACTTATGAGCGCGGTTCAACTGCTATTCCTCGTGAGACTGCTGAAATTCTAGGTTCAGGCGCTGGTGCTCTCTTCAACGAAATGAGCTTCAGCATCGAGAAGACTTCGGTACAAGCACGTACCAGAGCACTCAAGGCTGAGTACACTCTAGAACTCGCACAAGACCTTAAGGCAATCCACGGTCTTGATGCTGAGCAGGAACTTGCTAACCTACTCTCCAGCGAAATCCTTGCTGAGATCAACCGTGAAGTTGTAAGAACCGTTTATACCGTTGCTAAGCCTGGTGCTCAGAACAACGTTGCTAACGCTGGTATCTTCGACCTCGACGTTGACTCAAACGGTCGCTGGTCAGTTGAGAAGTTCAAGGGTCTCATGTTCCAAGTTGAGCGCGATGCTAACGCTATTGCTCAGCAAACCCGTCGTGGTAAGGGCAACTTCATCATCACTTCTGCTGATGTTGCTTCTGCTCTCGCTATGAGCGGCACCCTTGATTATTCTTCAGGTCTATCAGGCGCTGGTGGTCCTTCCATCGGTGAAGTTGATGACACTGGCAACCTCCTAGTAGGAACCATGAACGGTCGTATCAAGGTCTATGTTGATCCTTATTCGGCAAACGTTTCCAGCAACCACTACTACGTTGTTGGTTATAAGGGTTCTTCACCATATGACGCAGGACTATTCTACTGCCCATATGTTCCCCTCCAGATGCTACGCAGCATTGATCCTAACACCTTCCAACCTAAGATTGGCTTTAAGACCCGTTACGGAATGGTTGCTAACCCATTTGTCACCCAGTCAAATGGAACCCCAGATGCTGAGACCCTCACAGCAAACCGCAACCAGTACTACAGAAGAGTACTTGTTAAGAACCTCATGTGATCCATTCACAATTCAACACACAGGGGACCCGAAAGGGTCCTTTTTTTTGTAAATAGTAAATAGCATTTTTGTTACGTTATGCCAAGAGGAATGATGAGTAAGGTTGACATGCTCGCAAGAGTATATAAAATGAAGACAGCATTACATGATGGTATTTTTGCTGATAGAGGTAAGGATTGGAATGATGGTGCTAATTACACTTTAGATAGAATTTTAGACATTCTAAACGAATATCACAAATGAATCAATCTTCTATTATATTACTATTATGCTTGTCACCGTTAGCGGTGATCTTTTTAGTTATGAAGGTAGCACTTTGGATAGGAGAAACAGCATCATTTGCGGCAAAAACTAAAGAGTTAGAAAAAATGCAGCATGGTCCATATATTGTCTGGGATGAAGAGGAGGAAGATGAATGGTCTTAGATGATTTGTATAGAAGAGTAGCAAGAGCAAAAATAAACATCTTGATGGAAGAACCATGCCCAATGTATGAACCAGAATGGGAAAACAATTATGGCACATCGTATGAAAAAATTATCACCAGAAAAACTAGTAACACAGAAAGAATGTCAGGAGATGATTGATGCTGCTATACGACAGCACAATCGAAATGCTTCCATTATTTCTATGTGCGTTGGTTGGGTGGTTCTTGCTTTATTTGCTGAAGGACTTCTAAGACTTATTGGCGTCATTCCCCCACTACTACCATGGCTCAACATTACCCTGAAATAATAGGAATAGTTTTGTTGTTAGTGTTTGCTTCAACTATGTTCTATCAAGGAACATGTATCCTCAAAGGAAAACGCGGATATTCTTTGAGAGATTATATGAAGCAGGAAAGCACTAACATGCGTCACAGAATAGAAGAACTACTCAAGGATAAATAACTAGTAGCTTGGGAAGTTGACATGACCGCTGAGTGGTACAAGGATCAACCAAGGAATAGGAATTTTCTAAATCCAGTTGGTTATCTTTTGAAATTAGATAAATTTGAAGGAACGGATTTCTTTTGTCAAAGAGCAAACGTTCCTGATATCACTATGCCAACAACAGAGTTTGCGACAAGATTTCGCAACCTACCTATTATCCCTGGAGGTGGTGTCACCTTTGGGGATTTTACTGTTCAATTTATTGTTGATGAAGATCTAAAGAATTATTATTCAATTCATAAGTGGATGCGTCAGAATGGCAGAGCAGATGATGATGCCGATACTCCACCAAAAGAAGAATATAGTAATGCTCAACTACACATTGTAACTTCATCATACAATCCCGCATTTATTGTATCGTTTGAGAATATTTTTCCAGTGTCATTGTCTGGTCTAGAATTCAATGCTACAATGACAGATGTAGAATATATTACTGCTGAAGTTACATTTAAGCATCAGCGATTTTTTATCCTTGACAAAAATATGAAACCCCTATGAATTTTGAAACTCTTCGTAATAAATTTGATCAACTACGTGAAGAATGGGCAGAAGATAGCGCGGTAGATTTCCAGTTCAAGAACAAACAGTATACCACAGATCTTGGACAACTTGCGTTAGACATCCCTTTCCAACACAATAAATACTTAAACCATTACACTGATATCTCACAGATCAAAACTTCTCTGGAGTTTGAAATCAGAAAACTTGTAAAAGAAAAACGCGAATACTACAGCGGTGAAGCTGATGCTCGTGTTTACGCAGAAAAACCTTTTGGCGGAAGAATTCAAACTTCCGAAAAAATGAAGACTTACCTAGAGAGTGATGATGAGATTATCAATCTTGAGGCGAAGATCAAGTATCTAGACCAGATGTTGTACTGGTTGGATCAGGTTATGCGACAGATTTCAAATAGAGGGTTTCAGATCAAGAGTGCCATTGAATGGGAGAAATTTATTAATGGACAATAATGACACTCCTTTCTGTTAAAAAGAAAAACGAAGTATACGTCACCATTCAGTCCGCAGAGCCCCATGTTCATATGGAGCTTTCGGACTATTTTACTTTTGAGGTTCCAGAAGCAAAGTTCTTAAAGAAAAATCCTCGTTACAAATACTGGGATGGAACTATTCGTCTGTATTCTCCTGGTACTGGCGAACTGTATGGTGGTTTAATGAAACACCTTGAGGTGTGGGCAGCGGAGCGTCAGTACACAATACAATACGAAAAGAATGATTGGTATGGCGATGTTCAAGAAACTAACGACTTTGTTTCTCCTGCTGGTATCAAAACATTTATGGACAAAATCACCAGAGAAGGAATTACTCCAAGAGAGTATCAATACCGTGCTGTCTACGAAGCAATAAAGAATAATCGCAAATTACTTCTTTCTCCTACGGGGTCGGGGAAATCTCTGATGATCTATTCCCTCGTCAGATACTATACTGCTACCAACAAGCAAACGTTGATCATCGTCCCTACTACGTCCCTGGTAGAACAGATGGTTAATGACTTTAAAGATTACGGGTGGAATGCTGATGAGCATGTTCATAAAATTTACTCTGGTAAAGATAAGAATACTGATAAACCGATCATCATTTCCACCTGGCAATCAATCTATAAGTTTCCCAAGAGATACTTTGATGATTTTGATTGCGTGATTGGTGATGAAGCACACCTGTTTAAGTCTAAATCACTTACTGGTATTATGACAAAGCTTCATAATGCGAAGTATAGATTTGGTTTTACTGGAACCCTTGATGGTAGTAAGACACACAAGTGGGTATTAGAAGGTTTGTTTGGTGATTGTGAGCGTGTAACAAAAACTGATGATCTTATTCGTGAAGGACATCTATCTAAATTTAGGATCAAAGTTTTACTTTGTAAACATGCTCCACAATATTTTGATACATATCATGATGAAATTGATTATCTTGTCAATCATAAAGGAAGAAATAATTTAATCAAAAATCTTGTTAAAGATATTGATGGCAATACACTCGTGTTATTCAACTATGTGGAGAAGCATGGAGAACCACTTTTTGATCTAATAAATAACACAATAGATCCCACAAGAAAAATATTCTTTGTTCATGGTGGGACTGACGTTGAAGACAGAGAAGAAGTACGACAAATTACCGAGAGTGAAAACAATGCTGTGATCATTGCTTCATACGGTACTTTCTCAACTGGCATCAACATCAAAAGATTACACAATATTATTTTTGCTTCACCCAGTAAGTCACGTATACGTAATTTACAGTCCATCGGAAGGGTCCTACGTAAAGGTGAAGGAAAGGACATCGCAACCTTATATGATATTGCTGATGATATAGGTGGTCAAAATTATACACTAAAACATCTGAATGAAAGGGTTAATATTTACAACGAAGAAAACTTTAAGTATGAGGTTATTAAAGTAAATTTACGCGCAAGTTAATATGGAAGAAGAATTTTATGCGACACTAAAATTAGTTTCTGGGGAAGAGATAGTAGCAAGGGTTTGCTATCTTCCAGATGAAGACAAACTTATGTTGGATAAACCATTAGCAGTTGAAACAGCAAAACAAAAAAAGGGTCACATGGAAGTGACTGGGTTTACTTTAAAAGAATGGATCTCAGCTACATTTGATGATATGTTTATTATCAAACGAGATCACATTCTTACGATGACAGAATTGGATGAAACAATTGAAGAGTTCTATATAAAAACAGTTCAAAAAATTGAAAGCGCCAAAACGCTAATCGGTAGAGGAAACAAACTTCCCAGAAGAGCTGGTTATCTCGGGTCTATTAAGGAAGTGAAAAAATCTTTAGAAGATATCTATAAGAAAAGTTAAGAGCTCTATTTCCCTTGAACCCCTGACAGAGTTATTGTACTGGGTTTCTGAGGTCATGTCAAGCCCCCTTTACAATTGAACGATACGATGCTATACTTGATACAAATCATGTGAGACAACCGTGACATTCGCAGTAATGACAAGAAAAAAACAGACAGAAAATTACGTCAATAACAAAGAGTTTCTTGCTGCGATCAGTGAGTACCGATCTAAGGTTATTGCTGCGAAGGAAGCTGGTAAACCTCGCCCCCGAGTAACAAACTACTTGGGGGAATGCTTCCTAAAAATTGCCACACATCTTTCTTACAAACCAAACTTTGTCAACTACATGTTCCGTGAGGACATGATTTGTGACGGTATTGAAAACTGCTTACAGTATATTGATAACTTTGATCCAGAGAAATCAACTAACCCGTTTGCCTATTTCACTCAAATTATCTACTACGCTTTTCTCCGCCGTATACAAAAGGAAAAGAAACAGCTTGAAATTAAAGGAAAAATTCTTGAACGATCAGGATATGACGAAGTGATGCACACAGACACATTTGATGGTACAATGTCTGGTATGAACGCTTCCTATTCTGACATGGGAACTATCAAAGAAAGTATTGAAACCCGAATGAACCGATGAATGATTATGAGTGGATTGATGAATGTTTCCGTGTCGAACAGAAACGCTTTGGAACTTGGTCTAGCTACGATAAAGAAGGTAAGGGCATCCTCACCACACTTAGTAAGGAACACCTTATCGCTTCGACCCGTTGGTATCTACGAGCAAAACAAGAAGGGTTCTCTGAACCAACTATTCAATACGATGGAACTGTTGGAGGTAAACTATGAAGATCGCTCTAATTACTGACCAGCATCTTGATGGACGCAAAGGATCTCTGGCATTCTGGAATTACTTTCAGAAGTTTTATGATGAAGTATTTTTTCCTATACTAGAAAAGAAAAAAGTTACTCACATTATTGACCTTGGAGATACATTTGACAATCGTAAGTCAATGGACTTCAATACATTTCATCGTGTGAAGGAGCATTACTTTGACAAACTACAAGGTTACAAAGTTCATATGCTTCTTGGTAATCATTGTACTTATTACAAAAATACCAACCGTATCAACTCACCTGAACTCTTACTGGAACAGTATTCAAACATCCGCATTTATTCTTCACCAGAGCATCTTACAATAGGTAGTAAGAAGTTCCTGATGTTGCCTTGGATCAACGCAGAGAACCGTGATGATGTCTTAAAGCTACTTGAAACTTCTGATGCTGATATTTGTTGCGGTCACCTTGAACTTACTGGATTTGAAGTTACGCCTGGTATGATGATGGATCATGGTATGGATCCAAAACTATTCCATCGTTTCAACCGTGTCTGGTCTGGACATTTTCATCATCGTTCAAAGAAAGGGAATATTCAGTATCTTGGCAATCCTTATCAAATGTATTGGAATGATTACAAGGACACCCGTGGATTTCATATTTACGATACTCAAAGTGATAAACTTGAGTTTATCCCTAACCCGTTCGAGATCTTCGAAAAGATTATCTACGACGACACAAAGGCAGACTACAACAAACAAGATGTGTCTGATTATAAAGACAAGTACATCAAGATCGTCGTTGATGAAAAGAAAGACTACCAAATGTTTGAAACGTTGGTTGATCGTCTTTACAACGTAGGAGTTCATGATGTAAAGATTATTGAAAATCTTGTTGGCGAAGACAGCAAAACCGACATCGAAATGTCCGCAAAAGATACATTAACACTTCTGAATGAGTATATTGATGAAGTAGAAATGACCGTCAGTAAATCAGATCTTAAGACACTTATGAGATCTCTATATATTGAGAGCTGTAACGTTGTCTAATATGTACATCGTAACTTTGGAAGATCACCCAGATGGCGTATACTCTGTCTTTGATGAACAAGAAGACAGAGTAATTCCTATCTTTCAAGAAGAAGATGATGCTGACCGTTACCTTATGATGTTAGAAGAAGACCCAGACTATCCACCAATGCAGATAGTTGAGGTTGACGACCATGTTATAATAGGAGCATGTCAAGAGAGAGGACATAGGTTCTCAATCATAACTCCTGATGACTTTTTGATCCCACCCGATGATTTAGAATGATTATTTTTAAAAAGATCCGATGGAAAAACTTTCTCTCTACTGGGAATGTTTTTAGTGAAGTTGATTTACAAGCAGCAAAAACAAATCTGATCATCGGTTCCAACGGAGCTGGTAAGAGTACCATTTTGGATGCTCTTACTTTTTCTTTGTTTGGCAAACCATTTCGTAAGATCAACAAGCCTCTGCTGGTTAATAGTATCAACGAAAAAGACTGTCTTACCGAAATTGAATTTAGCATCGGCAAGAATGATTACAAAGTGGTTCGTGGGATCAAACCAAACAAATTTGAGATCTATTGTAACGATCAGTTGTGGAACCAAGAAAGCACGGTTGTAGATCAGCAAAAGAACTTCGAACAAAACGTTCTCAAACTGAACTACAAATCATTCACTCAGATTGTAGTGCTTGGTTCTTCAACTTTCGTTCCATTTATGCGTTTGCCTCTGGCACAACGCAGAGAGATCATCGAAGATATCCTTGATATTCAAGTATTCTCTACGATGAATATTCTTCTCAAAGATAAAGTCCGAGAGAATAATGAAGAGATCAAGAACCTTGACTATGAACTTCACCTCCTGGGAGAGAAGATTGATATTCAGAAGAAGTATATGCTTGAACTGGAGAAAAAGACAAAGGAAGAGATTGACCGTAAGCAAAATAAAATTGCTGTATTGTTAGAAGATGAAAACACACAGCATCATGAGATTGCGCGTCTGACTTCTGAAGTCGAAAAACATTCTAAAGAAATGGAAGCACTCTCAAATTCTTCTTCTAAGTTAAAGAAGTTAAACACCTTTCTCTTTAAAATCCAATCAAAACTTTCATCATGTCAAAAAGAACACCAGTTCTTTACTGACAATCATGTGTGTCCTACCTGTACTCAAGACCTGAGTGAAGATTTTAGACAGAGTAAGATTGCTGAGGGAGAGGGTGAATTAAATAATCTCCAGACTGGTATTGAAGATCTGCTAGATGCCATCGCAAAAGAAGAGGAGCGAGAAAATGAATTCGCAAGACTATCAAAAATTATACTTGGCTTCAACTCTTCTATTACTCAAGCGAATTATCAGATTACTTCCATACGAAAAACAATCGGTGATATAGAAACCGAGATTAAAGAACTGGAAGAAACTAACCCAGACAAGAAAGCAGAGTTTGTCAAACTTGAAGGACTTGTTACGAATAAAAAAGATTTGGGCAAGACCTTTGCCGAATACAAGAAAGATCGTGATACACTATTGGTGGCATCGCAGTTGTTGAAAGACAACGGGATCAAGACCAGGATTATCAAAACCTATCTCCCAGCGATGAACCAACTGATCAATCAATATCTTCAGCGTATGGATTTCTATGTGAATTTTACGTTGAATGAGAACTTTGAAGAGATCATCAAATCCAGATATCGTGATGTGTTTTCTTATGATAGTTTCAGCGAAGGAGAGAAAGCTAGGATTGATATTGCTTTGTTGCTTACTTGGAGAGCTATTGCTAAGCTCAAGAATAGCGTGGATACTAACCTCCTTATTCTAGATGAGATCTTTGATAGTTCTTTGGATCAGCAAGGTGGCAGCGATCTCGGTTGGATCCTAAGAAACTTTGATGATAATACAAATGTATATGTCATCAGTCATCGAGAACAACTAGAAGGAAAGTTTGATAGAACAATTACAGCGGTGAAGGAAAAGAATTTCTCCGTCATCCAGCAGACAGTTTCTGAACTGGACTAGGGGTGCCTCTAAGGGGGTGCCCCTTTTGCTATGCTTACCACATCAGCAAAAAACCCATGACCCGCCAAGAAATCAAGGGCAACCTCGCCCGCCTACTCGCTACTGAGAACCTCGTTGTAGAGCACCGTAACTGCCCTACAGCGTGCTTCAACGTTGAGACCCGTGTACTGACCCTCCCGAACTGGGACCGTGCTTCCAGCACCGTATACGATATGCTGGTGGGTCATGAAGTGGGACACGCTCTCTTTACTCCCAACGAAGACTGGACTGCCAAGGTAGATTGCCCCAAAGACTTCATCAACGTGATTGAGGATGCGCGTATCGAGAAGCTGATGAAGCGTAAGTATCCTGGTCTGCGTAAGTCTTTTGCTGGTGGGTATCAAGAACTGAATGCCCAAGATTTCTTTGGCATCAAAGGTGATGATCTGAATACTTATAGTTTGATTGACCGTATCAATCTTCACTTCAAGGTTGGTGCTGGTGCCTTCATTCCTTTCTCTGTTGATGAGCAAGTGTTTGTTGCTCGTACTGAGGAAGCAGAAAGCTTTGATGAAGTGCTCCAGATTGCTGTTGATGTTTATAACTTCAGCAAGCAAGAGAAAGAACTTGAGCAAGTTGATGCTAATGTTAATATTGACCAGACTACTCAAGGTGGGGGTGGTTCCACTCAATTTGGGGGTGATAATGAACCAGAAGAAGGTGATGCTGATGAAGATCAACCTTCTGGTGGCGCTGATCAGCAAGGTCAGCAAACTGGTGGTGCCACTCAACCGAAAGGTGAAGATGCTGATGCTGCTGGTGATGAAGGTGATGAAGAGAGTTCTAAAACTCAAGATGCGTTTGATCGTGCTTCTGAGCGCCTGACTAATACTTTCTCTGGTGGTAATACTTACTATGTTGAGATCCCAGACAGTGTGGTTCTTGATGAGTATGTTGCTGACTGGACTGAAGTCCATGACTGGATTGATGAGCAGCGTGAAGGTCTTAATGATATTCTGCTTGAGACTGCTTACGACGGTGTTGATGCTGACTATCAATCTTTCCGTAAGCAATCTCAGAAAGAAGTAAATTATCTGGTAAAAGAGTTTGAGTGTCGCAAATCTGCTGATGCTTATGCTCGTGCTGGTCAATCCAAGACTGGTGTGCTTGACACTACCAAGATTCACACGTATCTTTACAACGAAGATATCTTCAAGAAAGTTACTGTTCTTCCTGACGGTAAGAACCATGGTCTGCTGTTCCTTCTGGACTGGTCTGGTTCGATGCAGCGTGAGATCTTTGCTACTGTCAAACAGCTTCTGAACCTTACTGCCTTCTGTAAGAAAGTTCAGATCCCGTTTGAGGTGTATGCTTTCACGAACGATTACTTCCCTGTTCGTCGTGCCAAGGAAGGTAAATCTCCGTATGTTTCTAATGATGAATACTTTGCCGCTAATGGTTGCCATGATGGCAAAGTGTATCTCCAGAAAGGTATGTTCCATCTGGTGAATTTTGTTTCTTCTCGTTCTAACGGCAAAGACTATGAGCGTATGTGCCGTAATCTTTTCCGAGAAGCATACACCTATACCTACCACACTTACTATGGTGCCACTACTGGTCTTGGTTTGTCTGGCACTCCTCTGAACGAGGGTATCGTGATGCTCAACTACATCATTCCTCAGTTCAAGAAACAGAACGATCTTCAGAAAGTAAATGTCTGTATTCTTTCTGATGGTGAAGCTTGCCAGACTTCCTATGGTCGTAAGTTGTATGATGAATACCGTGATAGGAACTATGTTCGTCCTCGCCGTCTAGACAACAGCACTTGTTTGCGTGATCGTCAAACTGGTCGTGTCTACAAACCGTTTGAAGGTTGGGATGGTAACACCAATACGTTCATTCAACAACTGCGTGACCGTAATCCTGGCGTGAATGTGTTGGGTTTCCGTATTCTTTCTGGTTCCCAACTCTCCAACTTCGTCTGCTCCTATGCTGACATTGATTATTATGGAGAAGTTCAGAAGCAGTGGAAGAAAGAGAAGTCTGCTATCATCCCGCATCCCAAAGCATTCACCGCTTTGTATGCCATCAGTAACAGTTCTCTTGACGAGAGTTCTGTGTTTGATGTAGAGTCTGGTGCCAACAAGGGTGACATTACCAAAGCATTCAAAAAGATGCTGAATTCTAAAACCACCAACAAAAAACTTCTTAATTCTTTCGTGGAGTATGTCGCATGAACATTTTTGTCACCTCGCCATTTCCTGCCGAGAGTGCCATTTGTTTGCCAGATAAACATATCGTAAAGATGCCACTTGAGTGTTGCCAGATGTTATCCATCGTGGCATCCAAGTGGTATCATAATTATGGTCCTATTCATAAAGCAGATGGTATCGCATATCGCACAGAAAAGGGTGCGTTTCGCAATCACCCATGTACTAAGTGGGCATCTGAAACTATTGATAATGCCTATTGGTTGATTAAGTGGGGCATGAACTTGTGTGATGAATACTCTGTTCGTTATGGTAAGTTTCATTCTTGCTACAACACTTTGCTGGAAGCATATTATCTTTTCCCCAAAGGTAAGATCACAGAGGTGACACCATTTGCTCGTGCGATGCCTGATGAATATAAATTAGACACCAGTATTGACACCTTCACGGCATACAAAATGTATATTGCCAGCAAGCCATGGGTGGCATCCAACTACCTGCGTATGCCACTTCGCAAACCGTCCTGGGTCTGACGCCAAACCGCCCTGCCTGCCCTATACTAAGTACATCAACGAAATGACCCAAATGCCTGCCAAATCTGACGTTACTACCGAGCAACTGACTTCTTATCTGTCCAACAACTTTGGCAACGATATCAACGCCGCTCAGGTTCAGGATGCTTGTGGTGTCTTTGGTATCACTTATGCTACTGCTACCAAGCGACTGCGTGATTTCTATGTGAAGCGTGGCACTTGGAACCTGACTGTTCAGGAGCGACTTGAGCAAACCTATCAAGCTCCTGCTGCTGCTCCTGCTGTTGGTGTTACCGTTCGGGAAGAACAGAACCTTATTCCTACCAAAGATCGTAATTATGTCCCGTTCGGGAACTTCTCGGATGTGAAAAAGATTATCCAATCTGGTCTGTTCTACCCTACTTTCATTACTGGTCTGTCTGGTAACGGTAAGACTTTCTCTGTTGAACAAGCATGTGCTCAACTCAAGCGTGAATTGATCCGTGTGAACATCACTATTGAGACTGACGAGGATGACCTGATCGGTGGTTTCCGTCTTGTCAACGGTGAGACTGTGTGGCATAACGGTCCTGTGATCGAAGCTCTTGAGCGTGGCGCTATTCTTCTTCTTGATGAGGTTGACCTCGCTAGCAATAAGATCCTGTGCCTCCAATCTATCCTTGAAGGCAAAGGTGTCTTCCTGAAGAAGATTGGTAAGTTTGTTCAACCTGCTGCTGGTTTCAACATCTTCGCTACTGCCAATACCAAAGGTAAGGGTTCTGAAGATGGACGCTTCATCGGCACCAACGTTCTGAACGAAGCTTTCCTTGAGCGTTTTGCTCTGACCTTTGAGCAAGACTATCCTACGGTGACTGTTGAGACCAATATTCTCAAGAAAGCAGCTGCTTCTTTGAATATTGATGACGAAGAGTTTTGTGTAAATCTTGCCAACTGGGCAGATATCATCCGTAAAACTTTCAAGGATGGTGGTATTGACGAGGTGATTTCCACCCGCCGTCTGGTTCATATCATCCGTGCCTATGCTATCTGGCAGGATCGTATGAAGTCTATTAAGGTCTGTGTCAATCGTTTTGATGATGAGACCAAGCAATCTTTCATCGAACTGTATGATAAGATTGATGCTAAGGTAGAAACCAAGGAAGAAACTAAGGAGGAAGGTATCCATGTCGAATACGAACTTTGATAAGTTCCACGGGTATGTAAATCATCTTGCCGTCCTTGATGGCGGCAAGACCGTGAAGATCCTAGGTGGCGAGGGTCTGAAGTTATTTGTCAAAGACCTTGACGGCAACGTTCAAGAATGCTACCATAGTAATATTCAAATGATCTGGAACAAGTGAAATGAATTTCAAATATAATGAAGACGCAATCATTAGTGAGTTGCGTGACTACATCGTGAATACCTACAAACAACATTACTCTGCTGGTGATGACAAAATCCAAACGCTGGATCTGATTGAAGCATGTGGTGATGGTGAAGCTTTCTGTCGTAGCAACATCCTGAAGTATGCTTCTCGCTACGATAAGAAAGGTAGTGCTCGCATGGACATCATGAAAGTGCTACACTATGCCGTGCTTCTAATGCATTTCAACGATAAAAACGCTACCCGTGAAGATTACAACCGATGAGTAAAGTAACCCTATCTAAAAAGACTTTTGATGTCCTCAAAAATTTCTCCAGTATCAATTCCTCCATCGTATTCCGACAGGGAAGCACAGTACGCACTATTAGCAATGCGGAGAACATCCTGGCAGCGTTCTCTAGTGAAGAAGTATTCCCTATGGACTTCGCAATTTATGATCTCAGTCAGTTTCTTTCTGGGATCTCTCTGTTTAACAATCCTGAACTGGAGTTTTCATCTAGCGATTTTGTCAGCATCCGTGGCGGTGGTAAGTCTGCTCGCTACTATTTTTCTGATCCTGAAATCACCCTTAAGTCTGCGCCAGAAAAGAATGTAAAGTTTCCTGGTGCTGATATTCAGTTCAACATTACTGGTGAAGATCTGCTTTCACTTCAAAAAGCATCTGCTGTTTATAGTCTTCCTGATCTGACTTTCCAGAGCGAAGACAACCAAATCAAACTCATCCTTCGTGACAAAGAGAATGATACCAGCAATACTTACGAGCAATCCATTTCTGGTGATTGTACTGGCGACTATTCACTGGATGTTAAAATTGAAAACATCCGTCTGTTCCCTGGTGATTATGTTGTCAAAGTATCTAAACATCTGATTTCGGAATGGACAAATCAAAATCTTGACCTTAAATACTACATCGCTTTGGAGCCGTAACTATTGAAACACATTCTTTTTACCCTGAAGGGGTGTGCCGCTGATGATCTAGATGATGAAGGTTTTATCAGAGATATTCTTTATCAAGCATCTATCTGGTGTAAATCTACTTTACTAAGTTTGAAATCACATAAATTTGAACCTCAAGGTGTTACAGCTGTTGCTCTGCTTGCTGAAAGTCATATCAGCATTCACACTTGGCCAGAGAATGGCACAGCAGTTTGTGACATCTTTACTTGTGGAGATCACACTAGACCAGAAGACGGTGTAGAATACATGCGGGCAGAATTAAATGCCACTGATATTGTGAAACAAACTATTTTGAGAGAGTTGGAATGAGTAAAGAGTTTTTGTGGGTTGAGAAGTATCGTCCTTCCATCGTGGAGGATTGTATCCTTCCAGAAAATATCAAAGACGTATTCAAAGGATTTGTCGCACAAGAAGAGATCCCTAACCTTTTACTTACTGGCACTGCTGGTGTCGGAAAGACCACAATTGCCAAAGCATTGTGTAATGAGATCGGGGCATCCTATATTGTCATTAACGGTTCGGACGAGGGGCGCTTCCTCGATACGGTCCGCAACCGTGTCAGGCAATTCGCCACAACTGTCTCATTGACCTCTGGTGCCTCCCACAAGGTCGTCATAATTGACGAGGCAGACAACACCACCAACGACGTTCAACTGTCCCTCAGGACCGCCGTGGAGGAGTTCCATGGCAACTGCCGCTTCATCTTCACTTGTAACTTCATCAACAAGATTATTGAACCTCTCCATTCCCGCTGTACGGTCGTGGATTTCAGGATCAAACCAGACCAGGCAGTTCAACTTCAAGGTGAGTTCTTCACTCGCCTGAAAACTATTCTGACCCACGAACAGGTACAGTATGAAGATAAAGTCCTCGCAAAACTTGTCAAGCGATACTATCCAGACTGGCGCCGACTTATCAACGAATGTCAGCGTTATGCTGCGACTGGCGCTATCAGTTCCGCTATTCTTGTTGATGTCGCTGATGTCAATTTGGATGCTCTACTCACTTCGCTGAAGAAGAAAGAATTTACTACTGTGAAGAACTGGGTTGTTCAGCATCTTGATAATGACCCCAGCATGATGATGCGTAAGGTTTATGACAGTCTGTATGATGTTCTTAAACCAGCTTCTATTCCCGAGGCAGTATTAATCATCGCAAAATATATGCGTGACATCACAATTGTCCCAGATCAGGAAGTAAATATGTTAGCGTGTCTAACAGAACTGATGATGAGTTGTGAATTCAAATGAAAACTTGGATGCTAGCAAATCGTAAAACAAAAGAAGTTTACGAAAGAGATAGATTTTTAGAAGAAGCAGAACAACTTGGAATTGATTTCAAGATTGTCTATGCTGATGAAATTGACCTTATTGTTTCTCGTGATGACAGAAAATCAATCCGTTACCAAAATGAGATCGTTAGCCTCCCAGATGTTCTACTCGCTAGGACAGGCTCTGCTACTGGTAACTATAACTTGTCCGTCTTGCGGCAGTTCGAAAGACTGAATGTTCCTACTTTGCCAAACTCTGATGCGATCATCGCAGCAAAAGATAAGATGTATGCCAATCAGATTTTGGCACAGGCAGGACTTCCTATTCCCAAAACCATGCTTACTCGCTTTCCAAGTGATTGTGATTTAGTTGAAAAACAAGTAGGTTTTCCTTGTGTAGTCAAAGTGATTACTGGATCACATGGAGCTGGGGTCTATCTCTGTGAGAATAAAAAACAATTTGCTGACTTGTCAGAATTGATTTCTGCCCTAGACTTTAAGAACAGTATGATCGTCCAAGAATATGTACAATATACAGAGGGACGTGATCTTCGTGTTATCGTTATTGGTGGCAGGGTCGTTGGTGCTATGCTTCGCCAAAGTACCGATGGATCCTTTAAAGCAAACATATCCCGTGGAGGTAAAGGAGTAGCTTATGATGTTGATGAAAAAATGGAACTACTTGCCATTCAAACAGCAAAAGTTCTTGATCTTGACATCGCTGGTGTTGATCTTCTTTTCCACGAAGATGGATACAGGATCTGTGAAGCAAATTCCTCGCCAGGATTTTACGGTTTCGAGAACGCTTTGGGTATAAACATCCCAGGAAAAATATTTGAATATGCTAAAATGCGTTGTGGTGAATAATGTTTCCAAAAATTAATAAGTGGGACCTATATGATGTCCCAGTAAAGACAACTCCTGATAATGTGAGAGAGGCAAACGAAGCTCTCTTTCGTGCTAGAATGACCCTACCTGCTGCTGCCAAACACTGTGGTATGACGCAGAAGGAAATGAAACTAACGTTCTTTGAGTATCTTAAATATCATGCCCCAGACTATGAAATCCCTGAAAACTCCATTACGTTACCCAGGGGGGAAGAGTAGAGCACTTCCTAAGATCTTTCAATACATGCCTAACCTGAAGAACTTTCATGAGTTTCGGGAACCTTTTATTGGTGGTGGATCTGTAGCACTTGAAGTGACTAAGCGGTATCCTGGCATTCAAATCTGGGTGAATGATCTGTACAATCCTCTATACACTTTCTGGTCTATCCTTCGTGATGAACCAGAAGAATTACATCGTTGTATCAAAGGTTATAAAGAAGATTACGACACTCCAGAACTTGCTCGACAACTCTTCAATGAGATGAAGATTCAACTTAATCATCCTGAAGCAGAAGACTTCTACCGTGCTGTTGCTTTCTACATTATCAATAAGTGTTCTTTCTCTGGTCTGACTGAAAGCTCTTCTTTCTCAGCACAAGCAAGTGTTAGTAACTTCTCTATGAATGGTATCGAGAAGATCCCTGAGTATGGTAAGTTGATCAAAGACTGGTACATCACTAACTGGTCATACGAAGATATGCTGACCGATCAGAAAAATGTATTTGTTTATCTTGATCCTCCTTATGACATTAAGGACAACCTCTATGGGCGTAAGGGATCAATGCACAAAGGATTTGATCACGATAAGTTTGCTGCTGATTGTGATCGCCATCTTTGTCCTCAACTAGTTTCATACAACAATTCCAACCTCGTCAAGGAGCGGTTCCAGGGGTGGACAGTTGGAGAATTTGCACATACCTACACCATGCGGTCGGTTGGGTCGTATACAATAGATCAAGCAGAACGCAAGGAACTCGTCCTTTACAACTATGAAAATTAAAGTTCAACTCTACGTTGCTGGTCGTCTCTTTGATGAGATTGTTGAGGCAGCAAACTACCAGGATGCTCGCCAGACTGCCCTTGCTCGCAATCCTACTGCTAAAGTCGTAAATGTTACTGCTGTATTCAAATAATGTGGCGTCTATGGTGTAAAGCACTCGGGGAAAAAGCATCCGATGATAAACGAGAAGCAGACAACATTGCTCATATACGGACTATTATATTCTGTACTTATTTCATTACTAATTTATTCATTATCGCGGGGGTCGTAAGACACTGGAATGACATACCAACTGAAAGATTACCTATACAGCATCAATCAGTCCAAGAAAAATATTCTTGAAGATGATGTTGATGCTGAGAAAGCATATCCACCTTATATTATTAATCGCTGCCTGAGTTCATTCACAGATACAATCTTGTTTGTGAACGAGATGAACAAGAATTGTCATCTTCCAAAAAAGCTTCAATATGATTTTCTTCTAAATAGTATCAAACCAAGGAAAAGATTTTCTCCTTGGGCGAAAAAAGATTCTATTGATTATCTTGAAGTAGTCAAAGAGTATTATGGTTATAATGACGATAAAGCACTCCAGGCACTCAGGGTTCTCACCAAGGATCAGTTAGATCATATTACAAAGGTACTGAATAAAGGTGGAAGAAAATGAGTGTTGAAACTGAAATCCAGTGGAAGCAAGCTGACATGGTAGAAGTCATTCTGAACGAACCAGATGACTTCTTAAAAGTGAGGGAAACCCTGACAAGAATTGGTGTAGCTTCTCGTAAAGAAAAGAAGATCTATCAATCTTGTCACATTCTGCATAAGCAGGGTAAGTACTATATTGTTCATTTCAAGGAGTTGTTTGCTCTTGATGGAAAGAACACCAATCTTTCACTGAATGATGTACAACGCCGCAATCGTATTATTCAACTGTTGAGTGACTGGGGATTAATTACGATCGTAACTCCAGAAAAGATTGCTGATCTTGCTCCACTAAATCAAATCAAGGTGCTTGCTTTCAAAGAAAAAGATGAATGGACTTTGGAAAGCAAATATAATATTGGAAGAAAAAAATCGGTTGAGTAAACCGTAGTATTCATGGGGGTTTTCATCACCCCCATTTTTTATGCGAAGTGTATAATTATTATTGTGATGCCTTACGGGTCACATGTAAACGTCGCTTTTTAGGACAATGGTAACATTTAATTTAGAAACATATACCCCCTATTCAATTGGTTTTGATGAAACATTCAGAAGACTGGAAGCTATTGCAGGAAATGGATCTAGTTATCCTCCGTACAATGTGGTTAACGGAGACGATGGCAGAACCATACTTGAGGTCGCTCTGGCTGGATTTACAAGTGAAGATATTGAAGTCACGACTGAACGACATCTTCTGACGGTATCAGCAAATAAATCAAAAGAAGATAAAGAACGCAAATATCAGCACAAGGGAATTTCTCAAAGATCATTTACTCGCAACTGGGAAATGTCAGAAGACGTTGAAGTAGAGAGTGTTGAATTTAAAGATGGTTTATTGAGTATTGTGTTGAGGAAAGAACTTCCAGAGAAACAGAAAAGGAAGAAGTGGTTCTAAATATTCGGGGCACTTGACGGTGCCCCTTTTTGATGCTAAACTAATATCAAACATATAATATCCTATGGCAGTATCAATCGTTACACTAAAGACGGGTGATCGTGTCATCACTGAACTTAAAGAAGTCTTCGATGGTGAAGATGATAATAAAAAAGGTATTTGTCTTTTGATGGAAGAACCTTATGTTTTAAGTCTTGATGGCGCCACCCCACAATTTCTAACAGAAGCACATGGTATGGAATATCAGGTTCGCTTTAGTAAGTGGAATCCATATTCTCCAGATACAATGTTTAAAATTCCGTATGATTGTATTATGACAATCAGTAGTCCAGAACCTGGATTACAAAAAGCCTATGAAAATAAAATTACTCAAAAGAGGGAACTAGGAAATGGATCTGAAAACCAATCATAATATTCGTATTGTTACACTAGTAACATCTGAACGCATTCTATGTTTGTTTGGAGAAGTTCGCAGTGAAGAAGATAAAGTGATTGGATACAAATTGGTATATCCTTTTGTTCTAACTCTTTCTGATCCAAATGAAGATGGAACCATTCCAATTTCTTACAAACGTTGGTGTCCATATAGTCCCATCGAAGAACATCGTATTAGCGGAGATCATATTATTAGCGTTGTTTATCCAGATAATAATATCCTTGATAACTATATCAACAAATTATCAGAAGCTGGAATTACAGAAGATCAATTATTTTATGAAGTAAAGGAAGAACAACCAAATGGAGATAGCAGCGAACCTACTGAAGCTGGCGAATGAGTGGATCATCGCGCAGGTCGAAGAGATTGAGGGTGCCACTTCGATAGGTGACCCCGATTGTGTCCTACGCGATCCATACGTGGTAGAATGTGATGGGGAGATCAACCAATGGCCTCCCCATTCAAATGATCGTGAGGTGATCGTTAGGTCTTCTGACATCACCACACTTGTCAATCCAAGCACCAAACTTCTTGCTGCTTATCTACTTAAAGTTGATCCGCCAAAATCTGAATGAAGTTTTATACTAATGTTGAACAAGCTGGCAACCGTTTGCTAGTCCGTGGTTATGAAAATGGCAATCGCTACAGCGTGAAGGTTCCCTTCAACCCCACGCTGTACTTGCCTACAAAGAACTATTCTGAATGGCGCACTCTTGAGGGAGATTGTGTGGAACCACATAAGTTTGGTTCTATTACTGAGGCACGAGATTTTGTAAAGCAATACAAAGAAGTAGAAGACTTTGAGATCTATGGCAATACTAGATTTCTTTATCAATACATTGCTGAAGAACACCCAGAGGAAGAAGTCAAGTTTGACAGCAGTAAGATCCGTGTATTTACGATTGACATTGAAACCGCTGCCGAAAACGGTTTCCCTGACATTGAAACTGCCGATCAGGAGATCCTTGCCATCTCTATCAAAGACAGCTTCACTGGTCGAATTACTGTGTTCGGGGCACGACCATTCAATAACAAAGATCCCATGGTGGACTACATGCATTTCCGCCATGAAGAAAGCATGTTGGGAGCATTCCTCGAATTCTGGCAAGCAAACTTTCCAGATGTGATTACTGGTTGGAACGTACAGTTGTTTGACATGCCGTACATCCACAATCGCATTGATCGTATCCTCGGGGAAAAATTTACAAAGGTTCTTTCTCCATGGAAACTTGTATCAAAGCGTGAGATCTTCATCAAAGGTCGCAAGCAGTTTGCGATTGATACTCTTGGCATCTCCACGCTAGACTATCTTGAGTTGTATAAGAAATTTACTTATACAAATCAGGAGAGTTACCGTTTGGATCATATCTGTAACGTAGAACTTGGTGCCAAGAAACTGGATCACAGTGAGTTTGATACCTTCAAAGAGTTCTATGAGAATGACTGGCAGAAGTTTATTGAATATAACATTCATGACGTTCGCCTGGTGGATCAACTAGACGACAAGATGAAGTTGCTCGAACTTGCGTTCACTATGGCATATGACGCCAAGGTGAATTATGAAGATGTGTTTAGTCAAGTTCGGATGTGGGATAACTACATATATGTGGAGCTATTGAAACGTAAAGTCGCTATTCCTCCCAAGAAAGAAGCAACTAAAACGGAGAAGTATGCGGGGGCATATGTTAAGGAACCGATACCTGGGTTTTACAATTGGGTGGTCAGTTTTGATCTCAATAGTCTGTATCCTCATCTTATTATGCAGTACAACATCTCGCCAGAGACACTCACCGAACGGCGCCATCCCAGCGCAAATGTTGAAGGGTTCCTGAATAAAGAGATTGAACTGGATACTGAGTATTGTGTTGCCGCTAACGGCGCACAGTATCGTAAAGACATTCATGGTTTCCTGCCTCAGATGATGCAGAAAATGTATGATGGTCGTGTCATCTACAAGAAGAAAATGCTTGCTGCCAAACAGCAGTATGAGAAGACACCTACCGTGGAACTCATGAAGGATATTGCCAGATACAATAACATTCAGATGGCAAAGAAGATTTCTCTGAACTCTGCTTATGGTGCTATTGGTAACGAGCACTTCCGTTATTACAAGTTGGCAAATGCTGAAGCGATCACTTTGTCTGGTCAGCTCTCTATCCGTTGGATTGAGAACAAAATGAACCAGTATCTAAATAAGGTGTTGAAGACTGGTGACGTTGATTATGTGATTGCTTCTGATACTGATAGCATCTATCTGTGTCTTGATGCTCTTGTTCAAAATGTCTTTGGTGATAAATTGCCAGAGAAAGCAAAGATTGTTTCTTTTCTGGATAAAGCATGTCAGTCACAGATTGAACCTTTTATTGAAAAGTCCTATCAAGAACTGGCAGATTATGTGAATGCTTATGATCAGAAGATGCAGATGAAACGGGAGAATATTGCCGACCGTGGCATCTGGACAGCAAAGAAGCGTTACATTTTGAATGTATGGGATAGCGAAGGTGTGCGATATGCCGATCCCAAGATGAAAATTATGGGACTTGAAACTGCTAGGTCTTCTACACCAGCATATTTCCGAGACAAATTATATGAAGCCTTCAAAATCATTATCGGCAAAACAAATGATGAACTCATCAGTTTCATCAATGATGTCCGCAATGAAACCAGAAAGCGACCCTACAACGAAGTTGCTTTCCCCAGAGGCGTCAACAATTTGGCAAAGTATAGACACCCCCACGAAATCTACCAGAAGGCAACCCCCATTCATGTAAGGGGAGCACTACTCTATAATCATTACATCAAGAAGTACAATATTGAGAACAAACATCCTCTTATTCAAGAGGGTGAGAAAATCAAGTTCATGTATTTGAAAACTCCTAATCCAATTCATGAGAACTGTATTAGTTTCTTTGGTGACCTTCCCCAGGAGTTTGGACTGGAGAAGTACGTGGATTATCAGACACAATTTGAAAAGTCGTTCCTCGAACCTCTCAAAAATGTGCTACAATGTATTGGATGGACACACGAGAAAAAAATTTCTATCGGGAGTTTCTTTGAATGAATGTCTGGGTTGTGAGTTGGACCAATCATGTTGTAGGGCAGATTGGTCCAGATAACATCAAATGTTTTGACGAGTATGAGACCGCCAGGGCATTTGCTAAACTGATGAGTAACAATTACTCGTATGTAAACATGTATGAAGATGAGGTAAAACAATGGGATTCCTAGATACTATAGTCAAAGAAAGCGGTAATGAGTTTGCTGGTTTTGTTAGCGACGGGGTTGCTGCTGGCGACATTACATCTTACGTTGATACTGGCTCTTATATTTTTAACGCCCTCGTTAGTGGTTCGTTGTTTGGAGGTCTTCCTTCCAACAAGGTTACTGCCCTGGCAGGAGAATCAAGCACGGGAAAGACTTTCTTTGCTCTTTCTGTCGTTCGTAATTTCCTTGCTGCTAATCCTACTGGTGGCGTCATTTACTTTGAAAGTGAATCAGCAATTTCTCGTGACATGATTGAAAGTCGTGGGATTGATTCTAGACGCATGATCATCATGCCTGTGGGAACGATTGAAGAATTCAGGACACAAGCTTGTCGTATCCTCGACAAGTATATGAAAGAACCAAAGGATGAGCGTGTGCCCATGCTATTTGTTCTGGATAGTCTTGGTATGCTTTCCACCAGCAAAGAGATGGAAGATGTTGCCAACGACAAGCAAGTTCGTGACATGACTAAATCGCAACTGATCAAAGGTGCCTTCCGAGTGCTTACCCTGAAACTGGGTCAGGCAAATGTTCCTATGATCGTAACCAACCACACTTATGATGTGATTGGATCCTATGTTCCAACTAAAGAAATGGGTGGTGGAACTGGACTGAAGTATGCCGCTTCCACGATCATCTATCTTGGTAAAAAGAAAGAGAAGGATGGAACGGAAGTTGTTGGTAATATCATCAAGTGTGAAGCTAAAAAATCCCGTCTAACGAAGGAAGGTAGTAAAGTTGAAACCAGACTCTATTTTGATGAACGTGGATTGGATCGCTATTACGGACTACTGGAACTGGGTGAGGAGCACGGAGTATTCACTCGCAAGGGCAATCGTATCGTTGTTGGTGAATCCTCTGTTTATCCTTCCGTTATTCTTGCTGATCCCGAGAAGTACTTTACCGAAGAAGTAATGGCACAACTTGAAGAAGCAGCACGTAAAGAATTCTCCTATGGCAATTGAACGTATCGAAGAAACTATCTTGCGTAATCTTCTCTTCAACGAGGAGTATTACCGCAAGGTAGTTCCCTTTCTAAAAGCAGATTATTTCAACGAATATCATGAACGCATCTTATTTGAAGAGGTTGCTGACTTCGCCAGTAAGTATGACAAAGTACCTACTCAAGAAGTTCTCTCAATCAACCTCCAATCTAGAAACGATCTTACAGAAGACACATTCCAGAGTTCGTTATCTACCCTCAAGTCCCTTGGAGACGAGTGGGTTGATTTCAACTGGCTCCTCGATGCCACAGAAAAGTGGTGTCAAGACAGAGCAATCTATCTCGCTCTCATGCGGTCCATCAAGATCGCAGATGGAGGTGATAAAAAACTATCAAAGGATGCGATCCCCAGTATCTTACAAGAGGCCCTGGCAGTATCGTTTGACGAACACATAGGACACGACTATATTGAACAAGCAGAAGACCGCTATGATTTCTACCACCGCAAAGAAGAAAAGATCCCGTTTGACCTTGATAAATTTAACTTCATTACGAAAGGTGGTCTCCCTAACAAAACTCTCAACATCGCTCTTGCTGGTACGGGCGTCGGGAAGTCTCTATTCATGTGCCATGTGGCTGCTGCCGCCCTCACTCAGAACTACAACGTTCTCTACATTACATGTGAAATGGCAGAGGAGAAAATTGCTGAGCGAATTGACGCAAACCTATTGAATGTAAATGTCAAAGATATTGCTGAACTGCCTGAAGTTCTCTTTACTTCTAAGGTACAAGAGATCGCTAGAAAAACTAGAGGCAAACTTATCATCAAAGAGTACCCAACAGCGTCTGCTCACGTCGGACACTTCAAGGCATTACTCTCAGATCTTTCCTTGAAAAAAGATTTCAAACCTGATATAATCTTTGTGGATTATCTAAACATTTGTGCGAGCGCGAGGTATAAGGGTGCGATTGTTAATTCTTACACGTATGTCAAAGCGATTGCTGAAGAGCTGCGCGGTCTTGCTGTGGAACATAATGTACCAATTGTCTCTGCTACTCAAACTACTCGTAGTGGTTACGGTAATAGTGACCCTGACCTTACCGATACTTCTGAGTCTTTTGGTCTTCCTGCCACTGCTGACTTTATGTTTGCCCTTATCTCTACTGAGGAGCTTGAACAACAAGGTCGCCTCATGGTCAAACAACTTAAAAACCGATACAACGACCCAACTGCCTCTAGAAAATTCATGGTGGGAATTGACAGAGCGAAGATGAAGCTGTATGATGTAGCAGACGATGCTTCCGCTATCAGCATTGATAGTGAAGACCCTGGCGAAGAGTTCGCCCAATTTGCCCAAACCCAAAACCGTTTATCTAAATTTGCTGAGTGGAATGTATGACTATTGATTTTGCCCGTTATGAAAAGTTTGTGGATGCTGTTACTTCAGACGCTTCTACAGACTTTGTTGCCCTTTCTGATCGTCTCGTTGAGCTGGATCGTAAGGGTGCCAATATTGAACGACTGCTTACTGCTGGCGTCGGTATTAATGCTGAAGGTGGTGAGTTTCTTGAGATCATTAAGAAAATGATTTTCCAGGGCAAACCTTTCAACGAAGATAACCGAGAGCATATGATTATTGAACTTGGTGATCTCCTGTGGTATGTTGCTCAAGCAACTCAAGCACTTGGAGTTTCTTTTGAAGAGGTGCTCGAACGAAATGTTAAGAAGCTTGAAAAGCGATATCCTGGTGGTCAGTTTGATATCTACTATAGTGAAAACCGAGAAGAGGGTGACCTCTGATTATCAACCTCCCTCTAAATACTAGCAGGGAGGTTTTTTCTTATGACTAAACAATTAGATTTATCTGGATTTGGTGCTGAATATAAAAAAGCAATTCGTGATATTATGGATACTTTGGGAGATGAAAATTTCTCTTTCTATAATTTTGACGTAACAAAAATTGCCGACCCTACAGGCAGATCAAAAATTTTCTTTGCTCTTAAAGTAATTGTTCCGAGAGCAAAGAGAACAAAAGCAGCATCTATGATCGCGCAAAATGTTGCTAGTAAGGGTTATAGTGCTGTTGATACCAAAGGAACTGGCAACCAATTAGATATTGCTGTTGGCAGTAAAACTTTAAGAATTGATATTAAACCAGAAGGTGGTGGATCAGGAGGAGGAGCTGCTGAAACAGCAAGAAATGAAGCGGCACAATGTCTTTATGCTGCCCTTGCTTTCAATGTATACAGAGGAGAAATAGATGAAGATCATCCCATTTCTTTGAGTGATTTTGAGAAAGCATCAAGAACAATTGATGTTGATGTGCCTTTTGAGCAATTGCTCCCAGATGAATTATCAAGAGAATGGCAAATATCTTCCATCAGAGGAGCAAACAAATTGTGGCAAACCTTTCATAATTCTGGTAAGAATTATATTTTTTGTAGAGGTGGTGGACCAGACGATAAAGAAATTAAAAAAGCATATCAACGGGCTAGAAGAAGCATGATGAAAGATCCCAATGTTAGGGTAATCTTTTCTTCCGAAGATAAATGGAATCCAGCAGATATCTGGATGGTATCATCTACATTCAATCCCAGTGATTTGGATAAGCATAAAACTGTTGACACAATAAACGAATTTATAAAAGAAAAATATGAACAAAGAGAACTAATTGGTGTTTCTCTGAAAAAAATAAAAGGGCCAGCAAAACTAAAAGTTTTGAACTATGATCCAAATGATAAGATGAAAGAACTGGAGGATGTTAAGTGGGGACAATATTGGGTAAAGTTCAAAGATACTAGATTAGTTGGTGGTGAAGATGCTTTCCCGATGGATGTCTATCTTTATTGGAAAAAAGGTGGCGGAGACGCAGATAGATTTCAATCAAGAAATTTTGGTGGGGCATCATCTCCTTCTTGGCAGATAGAAAAGAAAGGAGCATCTGCGGCGCAGGGTCGTTGTGGTGGTGGAAGTATTGTTGAAATTTTAAAATCTCTCGATGTATCTTATACTGGTATTACAACTGGTTGGAACAATAGAACATTTTGGGCTGATTGTAAACCAACAAATAAATCCAAGAAGGATCGTATTAATGATGAACTAGTTGAATTACTTGGTAAATATTGTGGCACAAATACAAAAACAGGATATCCTGGAGATGTACAAGCAAGAGCTGAAGTTGCTAATCAAACTCAATCTTACAGATATAGTAAATTGATGGGTCTTCGGTTATTGGATTGTATTTTAACTTCTGGAAAAGCAGATGAAATTATGAAAGCACTATATTGCTATGCTGGATCTCAAACTGACAAATCATCAGTTCATGTAAAACTTATGGACTGATGGACAGTTTTGGAACTGTCCTGTGCTTCCTCCTAACCAACCAAAATTGTGTATTATAGATAGATGGCAAACATCAAGCAACTCAAGCACTTAGAACACCTTGAAGACGAGATGCTCAACTATGGGGTTGAGGGTTGTGAGGCAGCTGTATCTTTCCTTAAGGAATTGAGAAAGATGTTAGGACAGCAAGAGAGCACTGGGTTTATGCAGACCAAATGGGATGGAGCTCCTTCTGTTGTGTGTGGTGTGGATCCTTTATCTGGAGTATTTTTTGTTGGTACTAAATCAGTATTTAATAAAACTGAACCAAAACTGTGCGCTACAGAAAAAGCAGTTGATTCTTATTATGAAGGTGATCTCGCAGAGAAACTGAAATACTCTTTACGTTATTTCAGTAAGTTGGGCATTAAAGGTGTCATCCAAGGTGACTTACTTTTTACGGATTCTACTAGGCACACGGAGACGGTAGATGGAGAACAACTCTATACATTTAGACCAAACACTATTACTTATGGCATCCCTACTGACCACGATATTGGTAAAGAAGTTGGTAGAGCAAAAATTGGTGTAGTATTTCATACTCACTACACTGGAGATTCGCTCGCAGAAATGCAAGCACGAGCTGGTGCTCCTATCAATACGTTCAACAAAGTTCCTGAAGTAGCGGTGATTGCCAATGATACTCCAATGAATAGAGTGGGGTTTTCTAGGTCAGAAATGGCGCGGTTTGATAGGTATGTTGCTAAGATTGAACGTATGTCTCAGTTATGTGGAGACTTCTTGGACGATCTTGTTAGTAACTTTGGAACTACAGGAGATGCTAAGTTTCACATCTCTTCTTATCTAAAACAGTTCTTCAACAGTGAGATCAAGAATGCTCGTAGTATCAGTAACATTGATGAGACTATCAACGAGTTAGTAAATTTCTATCATGATAAGATGAGTAAAGAACTTGCCAAGATCAAGACAGTTGATAACTTGACAAAGAAACGTAATCTTGTTTACAAGAGTGAGAACTATCTTCTTGATAATGTTTATAAATTCAAGACCATGATTGCTCTATACAAAGAACTACAAGCAGTCAAACAAATGGTTATAGATAAGTTAGACCATCTTGAAGAGTTTAGAACTTTTGTTCAGACCGAGAAAGGATATAAGGTCACAACTCCTGAAGGATATGTTCTTCATAAAGACGGTAGTATGATTAAGTTTGTCAATCGTCTGGAGTTTGCTTACAACAACTTCACTCTACAAAAGCAATGGCGATAGGAAAGACTTGCTACTTTACGTTTGGTAGGTTCCAACCACCAACGACTGGACACAAAGAAAACTTTGATGGTGTAAAGCAAGCAGCTGGCCAGCATGACTATCGCATCTACATCTCACAAACTGTAGATACGAAAGGCACTAATCCTTTGCCACCAGATGTGAAGCTTAGTTACATGAACAAGATGTTTCCAGAACATAAAGGTAAAATACATTCTGGTCCTAAACAACCAGTCGAAATTTTACAAGACCTAATGCTAGCAGGATATGATGAAGTGGTATTTCTTGTGGGGTCTGATCGGGTCAGCGCCATGCAATTCCTCCATAAATACAACGGAAAAGACTTTTCTTTCAGAAACATTGAGATCCAATCTTCTGGAAGTAGAGATGCTGACGGTGATACATTCGCCATCTCAGGGACAAAAATGAGGAGAGCAGCATTTGCTGGCGACTTCAAAACATTTCGTTCTGGTATTCCTAGAGCTTTGAACGATAAAGAATGTATGAATTTGATGAACGAAATCAAGAGTAGGTTACCAAAAACATTTAAATGAAAGACTTTAAGAAACTACGTGAAGAAGCCCTGCGTCAACAGCAAAGACAGCAGGAAGTTTTCAAAGAAGGTGATACTGTAATGTCTTCACGCAACGGTGAGAAAGGAACCATTCATCGTGTTGGTGGAAACTATGCCATCATCATTACAGAAGATGGTGAGATGTTCCGAGAGTGGATCAAGAATATCAGGACTATAAATAATACGAGAAGAACTTTACCATAAAGATGAAGTACCAGAAACCAATTAATTCAATTCAAAACAGCGACGAGTTTTCATCTAATTTGATGGAAGCATACGGCAGGTGGATGGGAGGTGATTGCTTCCAGAATACTCAACCAGTAGATCTTCACCTTGTTGAAGCATTTGATGGTATGGATCCTCAATCACACGGCGCAGAGATTGAGCACACTACCACCAAGAAAAAGACTGCCAAGAAAGAAAGTCCAAAGGCACAGTTGGCAACCAAGGAAGAGTATGAGGTTCTAGAAACTGAAGAGTACGAAATTGATGGTGTCATCTATGTTCTTGAGAAAGTCAAGATGGATGGCAAAGATGACAACGGTTTCAAAACTTGCTGGAAAGGATATAAGAAGCAAGGTACTAAGGTAAAGGGTGATAAGGAAGTCAATAACTGCGTCAAGGCTGGTCTTGAGTATGAAGGTGAGGAAGACCTTGCTGAGGTTGCCCCTCCTGGTGCTAAGTCGGAGCGTATGGTCAAGCACATCAAGAAATCATATTCTAAAGATGGTGAGCTAACCGATAAAGAAAAGTCAATTGCTTATGCTACTGCTTGGAAGCATAAGAACAAGATGAAGAAGGAAGAAGTTGAACTTTCTGAGAAGATGGATCCTGTCGGCAAGGAAGATGGAGATATTGATAACGACGGTGATAAGGATAAGTCAGATAAGTACCTACATGCTCGTCGTAAGAAGATCAGCAAAATCATGGCGATGAAGAAAAAGTCATGAAATCCTTTAGACAGTTCTGCGAAGAGTGCGGTTGCGAAAAGAAAGAACGTAAAGGTAAGAAGAAAGCAACTGTTGAAGTGATGCCAACTGTTAAGGATGGTGTCAAGGGTATGACCACAAAAGTTACCAACGAAAACTTTGCTGGTAACTATCCTGGACCACTCTATGCTCCTCACCCAGATATCAAAAGAGAAAACTATGATAAGGGTGAGTATGATTATGAAGGAGATATGGCAAAGACCCAACTAAAAGGTATTGCTAGAAATGCTCAAGAACTTCATGATATGCTACAACCTGCTGACAATCTACCAGAGTGGGTACAATCCAAGATAACCCTTGCGGCGGATTACATCCAGACGGCAAACGATTACATGAAGAGTAAGGGTTGATAAATAGCTCTGTTCCATTCAGAGTAGAACCATGGGCGCAGTAGTAGCGGTTGTAAAACCAATTCTTCTTCAGATTGCTACACATCCAGCAGTAAAGAACCTTGTTCTTGAACTTCTTGGTAAGTATGTAAAATCAACGGACAACAGTATTGATGATGTAGTTTATGAATTAGTTAAAGATAAACTTTTTAAACCACAGGCATGATTACCTGCTTAGTAACTAACTGGGGTGTAACCATAGTCCTAGGTCTTCTGCTAACTGCTTCTGAGTGGTTGGCAAAAACAAAAAGATTTGAGGAAAATGGATTGCTAGATTTAATTACAAATTTCTTAAAAATTCTATTGCGTAAGGGAGACCATAAATAGGGTCTCCCTTTTTTATAAATAAATTTTAGAAATCGGTAAATATTTGGAGTGTATCCATGACCCTGTATAGTCGCGCTGAAACAAACGCACAAAGCTTGACAGTCCTAAACACCACAGAGAAGAACTCTGTTGATAAGTATGACTGGGATAATACCCTGATTGTTGATGGTGACAGCACAGTTGCTGGTGCTCAGGGTTATGCTACTGCTGCTCGCAGAACTGTTTATATTGATGACGTAGAAGCAACCCTTGCTGAAAACAGAGAGCGTGGTTTAACTGCTCCTGGTTGGTGGGAGTATATGACTTATGTTGATTCTGATGGTAAGACCCGCCACAAAGCACAGCACCTAGTAGCATTCAAAGATGCTCCTGTTAATACTGCTGACCTTGATGACGTTGTTGCTGCTGACGTAGCATCTGCTATCACTATCTCGGTACAACCTGCTAACCAGTCAACACAAACACCTGCTGGTGGAATTCTTACTGTTACTCGCGCAGGAACAGCAGCATCTGGTACAGCTTCATACACGGGAGTAACTGGTACGGCTTCTGGTTCTGGAACTAACGCTACATTTACTGTAGCAAGAGCTGGTGGAGTTTACACTGTAACAGTAACCGCCGCTGGTTCTGGTTATGCTGCTTCTGAAACTATCACTATTCTTGGTAGTGCTCTGGGTGGTGTTGATACAACCAACGATCTTACAATTACAGTTGCTACTGTTGCTACTGCTGCTGCTACATTCTCGGTTACTGCTGCTGCTTCAACTGGTTCTCTTACTTACCAATGGCAGCGTAAGACAAGCAGCACCGCTCGCTGGACAAATGTTTCTGGTGCTACGAGTTCTTCACTCGCTCTCACTGGACTTACCACAGCAGCTAATGGTTATGAGTATCGTGTCAAACTTACATCATCTGCTGGTGCCGAAGAAGTTATCTCTGACGCAGCAACACTAACAGTAACTGCGGCATGATCTAAATGAACATTAGTGAATTGAACCATGAGAATTGGTTATTCTTTGCCATTCAAAACTACAACAACCCGTCGTCAGTAACTTATAGTGATTTTGAAGAAGACTTAAAACGCTTCAAATATATTAAAAGATTACTCAAGAGATACGAAACGACGGGTGAATTGAAAACCCATCTCATTCTAAATCATGTGATTGTACTTTATAATGTGTTTGATGACGCAGCAACACCGCTGCTTTTTTATAAAACTGAAGCAACTTACTGGCCTCAAATCAAGGCATTCATGTTGTTTCTAAATAGATTACCATCTTCTCTTACTAAGGATTTTGACCAGGAATGTCTGAAAAGTCTGAACCTAATATGAATGAAATGATGAATGTTGCTGGATCTGGTGAAGGTCTAGCACTACCACCCGCTTTTGTTATGGTAAATCCAAGACAAAATCGTAAGTATAAAAAATCTGAGAAAGTAGATGGTCGCACCAAAGGTGCTCGTGCTCTTTTCAATCGTATCCAACGCAGAAAAATGAAAGAAGAATTAGAAACACAAATTGATGAGGCGCTTGTGTCCGATACTGAAAGGGCGCAGAAGCAAATCCAGCAACAGAAAAAACTCAATCGCTCAAAAGATCTTCAGAAGAAGCGCAAGGAAGCGAAAGAGAAGATGATGAACAAGACAAGAGAGATGGACACTCTCATGAAAGCTCGTCTCTCTGACTTCAAAAAGAAGGCATCAGAGCAGCAGAAAAAAGTTCAAAAAAACTCAGTTGAATTTGAAGGTAATGTTATGATGGAAGGACAAGATGTAATCCAAGTTGCTCTCGATGTAGCAACTTCTGAACTCAACCCAAGCGGCGAAGCATCATTCGCAAAGATCCAATTTGCTGACGGCGGTGTTCAGAACCTAGACAATTTCTCAGCAAAGCGCATCGCTGCTTGTTATGCTCAACTTGATGATGAGCACAAGCAACAGTTCCAGTATCTGCTAAACAAAGATGCGTCATCTTATCAGGCAGCACTGAACTTCGCAGTTCGTAACGTCTGATAGAGGAAGTCATGTTCGGATTTGGCAGAGATCTAGAAATATTAGAAGCAAAATTTCAAATATATGAAGATCTCTCCAAAGAGATGCTTGACAAACTTGAAAGAGCAGTAGATAAAATTAGTGAGAGCAACCAGAACGTTGCTCTTATCCTAGAGCGTCATGAGAATAGACTAGAACAGAATGACCGAAATGATAATGCGATCATGGAACTAATCAGAGATATCAAAGATCGTATTGAGAAAGTAGAAAACAGAGTAAATGATCTTGCCACGTTTAGGTGGATCTCTGTTGGTATTGGCACCGCAGCAGTCTTTATTATTGGTTCTGCCACGTTCTTCGGAAACATCTTGACAGTCGGGAACAACGGTGCTACCATAGGTGGAGGTACGCCAGCACAAACTAAGTGAGTTCTTTTATTGATGTAAAATATATCCAACTAGTGTCTTCGCGCCTAGTTCTCTTTGCCCGCAAGAAGGCAGACCTGTATAACTTCAGGTGCCCATATTGTGGAGATAGTCAGAAGCGTAGGAACAAAGCACGAGGATATCTCTTCAAGGTAAAGAATGACTTTGTGTTTAAGTGTCACAACTGTGGCATGGGTAGAACCCTGGCGAACTTCATCAAGGACCAAGATACTTTCCTTCATGATCAATATGTCATGGAGAAATTTAAAGATGGTAAAACTGGCAAAGGGACTACAGTTCCAAACCCAGTCTTCAATTTTCAGGAACCAAAGTTTTTCAGCAAACCTGAAAATTCCATTGGTCTTAAAAAAGTATCAGACCTAAATATTTCTCACCCAGCGAGAGAATATCTTGAGCAACGAGGCATCAAAGATCTAGATTACTTTTATTACTGTCCAAAGTTCAAAGAATGGACAAACAACCAAAAGAAAATCTTTGATAATCTTAAACAAGATAGTCCCAGGATTATCATTCCATTCAAAGACAAAGAAGGCAACCTTTTCGGATACCAAGGCAGATCGCTAGCCCCAAAGGCAAAGATTAGATACATTACGATCATGCTGGACGAGGAACAACCCAAGATCTTTGGATTAGACAGAATTAATACAACCGAACCAGTTTATATTGTAGAGGGACCATTTGATGCGACGTTCATTAAAAACTCTGTTGCTATGGCTGGGTCCGATGCTGATATTAGGACGTTTGGTTGGAGCAATTATATTTGGATTTTTGATAATGAACCACGTAACAGAGAGATCGTCGCCAGGATCTCCAAAGTCATTGACCGAGGAGACAAGGTAGTATTGTGGCCAAGTAAAATCAAAGAGAAAGATATTAACGACATGTTCCTTGCTGGACATGATGTTCAAAGTCTGGTAGAATGTAATGTCTACAGTGGTTTAGAAGCAAAACTTAAATTTAACGATTGGAAGAAAGTATGACAAACGGACATGGTATCAAAGTTCGCAAGCGCAGCGGGTCTGTGGAACCCCTCAACCTCGATAAGATCCACAAGATGGTGGAGGAGGCTTGCGAGGGTCTAGGGAGCGGTGTGAGCGCCTCTCAGGTGGAGATGAACTCGGGTCTCCAGTTCTTTGACGGGATCGAGACGAAGGACATCCAGGAGATCCTGGTGCGCTCTGCGAGCGACCTTATCAGCCTGGAGAACCCCAACTATCAATTCGTTGCTGCTCGCCTGCTGCTGTTCGGACTTCGCAAGCAGGTGTTTGGATCTGATTGGGTGAATGGGCATCCTACTGTTCTGGACCATGCTTTTAAGTGTGCCACGAACGGTGTCTATGACAAAGAAGTTCTTGGTAAATATACTAAGGAAGAGTGGGACAAGATTGACAGCTTTATTGATCATGACCGTGATTTTCTATTCACTTATGCTGGTCTTCGTCAGATCGTTGATAAGTACCTAGTACAAGATAGGAGCACAGGTGCGGTTTATGAAACCCCACAATACATGTACATGATGATTGCTGCGACCTTGTTCCAAAACTATACAAAGGATCGTCTAGAATATGTCAGGAGATACTACAACGCAATCTCAAAGCACAAAATCAACATCCCAACGCCAATCATGGCAGGAGTGCGAACACCACTTAGACAATTTGCTAGTTGTGTTCTTGTTGATGTTGATGACACCCTCGATAGTATCTTTAGCTCTGATATGGCTATTGGCAGATATGTCTCACAGAGGGCGGGTATCGGCATCAACGCAGGTCGCATCCGTGGCATCAACAGTAAAATCAGAGGGGGAGAAGTTACGCATACTGGCGTTATACCGTTTCTCAAAAAGTTTGAAGCGACTGTCAGATGTTGTACGCAAAATGGCATACGAGGTGGATCCGCGACAGTACATTTCCCAATCTGGCACAGAGAAATAGAAGATATCCTAGTACTAAAGAATAATAAAGGAACTGAAGATAACCGTGTTCGTAAGTTAGACTACTCTATTCAAATTAGCAAACTGTTCTATGAACGTTTCATCCAAGACGCAGAAATCTCACTCTTCTCACCACACGACGTTCCTGGTCTGTATGATGCTTTTGGGACTGATAGATTTGACGATTTGTATGTGGATTACGAACGAGATACAACTGTTCCACGAAAAACTATTGGAGCTCAAGAACTCATTCTGGACCTCCTGAAGGAGCGAGCAGAGACTGGTCGTGTTTATATCATGAATATTGATCATTGTAACTCTCACTCTTCCTTCCTTGACAAAGTAAATATGTCAAACCTCTGTCAGGAGATCACACTTCCTACAGACCCTATCCAACATATTGATGGTGAAGGTGAGATTGCCCTGTGTATTCTTTCTGCTATCAACGTGGGTAAGATACATAAACTGGATGACCTTGAAGAACTTTGTGATCTTGCTGTTCGTGGATTGGAAGAACTGATTGATTATCAGCAATATCCAGTAAAGGCAGCAAGACTTTCAACTCTCAATCGTCGTTCTTTGGGTATCGGTTATATCGGTCTAGCACATTATCTCGCAAAGCAAGGAGAACACTATGATGATCCACGAGCCTGGCAACTCGTCCATGACCTTACTGAAGCTTTCCAGTACTATCTCCTCAAGTCTTCCAACGCAATCGCTAAGGAGAAGGGCGCCTGTGGATACTTCAATCGAACCAAGTATTCTCAAGGCATCTTGCCAATTGATACCTACAAGCGAGATGTTGATGAACTCTGCGACCCCACGTTGAAATATGATTGGGAAACTCTACGTTCCGAGATACAAACATTTGGACTACGACATTCAACGTTGTCCGCACAAATGCCATCGGAAAGCAGTTCCGTTGTGTCAAACGCAACCAACGGAATTGAACCCCCTAGAGATTACTTGTCCGTTAAGAAGTCGAAGAAGGGTCCTCTCAAGCAAGTTGTTCCCCAGTATCAAACTCTTAAGAACAACTATACGCTTCTTTGGGATATGCCTGACAATACTGGTTATATCAATATTGTTGCTGTTATGCAAAAGTTCTTTGATCAAGCGATATCTGGAAACTGGTCGTATAATCCAGAAAATTATGCCGATAATGAAGTTCCTGTGTCGGTGATGGCTCAAGACTTCCTCAATACTTACAAGTACGGATGGAAGACATCTTACTATCAGAATACATACGATATCAAACAAGACGAACCAATTACTCAAGAACAAAAGAAAAGCATAGAAGATTTACTCAACGATATTTTCAGCACGGAGGAAGAAGACTGTGACAGTTGTAAGATTTAGAACTAACGATAATCACATGAACGTAGAAGGAATGACAGTATTCAATACTAACAAAGTAGATAATACTAAACAAAAAATGTTCTTTGGACCCCCTCTTGGGGTCCAACGTTACGATAAGTTTAAGTATCCTGTGTTTGATAAACTGACACAGCAACAACTTGGATACTTTTGGAGACCTGAAGAGGTCTCCCTTCAGAAAGATCGTGCTGATTATCAAACTCTAAACGCAGCACAAAAGCACATCTTTACTTCTAATCTGAAGTATCAAATCCTTCTCGATAGTGTTCAGGGTCGTGGTCCTGGTATGGCTTTCATGCCATACTGTTCCCTTCCTGAACTAGAAGGTGCTATGAATATCTGGCAGACTATGGAGATGGTCCATAGTCGTTCTTATACACATATTATAAAAAATGTGTATGCTGATCCGTCTGAGGTGTTTGATACAATCCTTGAGGATGACAAGATCCTTCAACGTGCTCGTTCTGTAACTCGTTCATATGATGAATTCCTCCAAGCAGCAACAGAATGGGGAGCAGGAAACCAGTGGCGGCATGAATTGGAAGGAACACCAGCAGCAAAAGAAACATTGTATGACCTCAAAAGAAAACTATATCGAGCGGTTGCTAACGTATATATCCTCGAAGGAATTCGGTTCTACGTATCGTTTGCCTGCTCTTTCGCTTTTGGTGAACTTAAACTCTTGGAAGGAAGTGCCAAAATCATCGGACTTATCGCAAGAGACGAAAGCCAACACATGACAATCACTCAGAACATTCTAAACAAATGGAAGGAGGGTGATGATCCTGACATGGTGGAAATTGCCAAGGAAGAAGAAGAGAACGTCTATCAGATGTTCCGTGATTGTGTTGATGAAGAGAAACTCTGGGCAGAATATCTGTTCAAGGATGGATCTATCATCGGTCTAAATGATAAACTACTTGCTAAGTATGTTGAATGGACTGCTAATCGTCGTCTCAAGTCTATTGGTCTCAAGGCAATCTTTGATACTCCTATTACAAACAATCCTCTGCCATGGACAGAACATTGGTTGTCTTCTAAGGGAATGCAAGTTGCTCCTCAAGAGACGGAGGTTGAGAGTTATTTAATTGGGAGCATTAAACAAGATGTTAAGAAAGATACTTTCGCTGGTTTTAAACTGTGAGAAAAAGAGAGATAGAAAAACTGGAGAAACTTCTAAAGGAGGGTCCGAAGAGTCTATCTCAAGCGTGGATACTCGCCGCCCTCAAGCGAAAATTCCAGACCCCTGGTACAACTGAATAGATAAATACCTCCGTGATGGAGGTTTTTTATTATGAAGGTACAGTCAGCAAAAGCAAAAGGTCGTCGTCTCCAACAGTGGGTCAGAGAAAAACTGATTGAGATGCTTGAAGTTCATCCAGAAGATATTGAAAGTAGATCTATGGGTGCTGGTGGTGAGGATCTCATCATGGCTCGTGCTGCCAGATCAAAATTTCCACATAGTATTGAGTGTAAAAATGTGGAGAAGCTAAATATCTGGGATGCCTATGAGCAGGCATCGGCCAACTGCGGTGACTATGAACCTCTCGTTGTTATTAAAAAGAATGGTAAAAAACCATTGGCAGTTATAGACGCAGAGTATTTCATTAGTTTATTCGGAGACAGAAAATGACGTTAGATCTTCATAACTTTTTCAAGTATTATGATGATGGTAATTCAAACCATGTGGCAGCAGTTCAGTGGTTAGAAGATAACCTACCAGAACAGTTCATGGATGACGCAGAGACTGATTGGATTGGTATTTTTAGAACAAAACCACCCACTCCAGCAGTACTCGATGTTCCATACTTTAACCAAGTAGATAACTACAGAGATGCACATAGAACTTGTAACAGTTCATCGTGCGCTATGTGTCTTGCTTTCCTCAAGCCAGGCAGTATCAAGGGCGATGATGAATATGTCAAGAAAGTGTTTGCTATTGGTGACACAACTGACCATGCCGTACAGACGAAAGTTCTCGCAGGTTATGGTATTAAGTCACACTTTAGCTATAATCTTTCTTTTGCTGACATTGATAAGAGCCTTGATAGAGGCAAACCCGTTGTTATTGGTATTCTCCACAGGGGTTCTTTATCTGCTCCTACTGGTGGGCACATGTGTGTAGTGATTGGTAAGACACCAGATGGCAAGGGATATTATGTTAATGATCCATATGGTTCTCTCAACGATAACTATACTGGTCCAGTAACAAATGGTAAGAAGACCATTTACACCAAAGCAGTTCTCAAGCATCGCTGGTGCCCAGGTGGCAACGATGGTTGGGGTCGTATTTTTGACTGATAATAAAGGAGAACAACAATGGCAAGAGTAGATTTACACAATTTCTTCAAATTCTATGATGAGAAGAACCCCAACCATGTGAAAGCAGTTCAGTGGTTGGAAGATAACCTCCCAGTCAAGTTCCTTGAGGACAATGTAGATTGGGCGGAAATTTACAGAGGAAAAAAGACTAGTGCTGGATCAGCCCCTGCTGCTCCAGCTGCTTCTGCTCCAGTAGCGGGCGGCGATGACATGCCTATGATGGGCATTAAGTTAATCAAAGAGTTTGAAGGATGCCATCTCAAGGCATATCCAGATCCTCTAACTGGTGGTCTGCCAATCACTATTGGTTGGGGATCTACCCGTAAGAAGGATGGTTCAGCATTCAAACTTGGTGATCAAATCACTCAACAAGAAGCAGATGATCTGCTAATCAGTCAGTGTAAGAACCAGTTTCTTCCTGCCCTTCGTAAGATCCCACATTGGAATGAAATGTCAGATGGAAAAAGAGGCGCTCTGCTCAGCTTTGCTTATAATCTCGGCGCTGGTTTCTACGGTGGCGATAACTTTAATACTATTACTAAACGCCTGAAGAATAAAGAGTGGGACCTAGTGCCCGATGCTCTCTATCTCTACAGAAATCCTGGATCTAATGTAGAAGCAGGACTTGCTCGTAGAAGAAAAGCAGAAGGTGATGCTTGGAAGAAGGGTTGACACCCAGCTAAATAAGTGATATCATGAAGACCCACCCCTAAAAAGGTGGGTCTCACATTATGAGAAGGTGATGTGACAATTTGTGCCCAGGAGATTGCCCCTTGAGAAAGGGGAAGTGCGCTTTCTCTATTGGGATGTAGAGTTCAATAACTATTAATGCCAAACACTTTTACACTTGTAGCCCTGCCCCTTTTGGCAACGGTTACAACCACCTCGGCAACACTGCCCGTGTTTCCACCTCCTCCTGTTCAGGGTCCTCCCCCATTTGCTATTATCAAGGAGTTTGAAACAAAGACAGCGACCAAAGCGGTTGCTCCCGAAAAACCAAAAGAGAAAAGGCTAATTTGTAAGGGGTGTTCTGACAACGAGAACATTGCTCTCAATTATTTCCAGGACGCTGGAATTAAAGACAGAAACGCCCTTGCTACTATTCTAGGTAATATTAGACAAGAATCTACATTCGTGCCTAATATTTGCGAAGGTGGTAGCAGGACCAGTTATCATGGCTGCCGTTTAGGTGGTTATGGTCTGATCCAATGGACATCTGCCGATCGTTATCATGGATTGGGTGATTTTGCTAAGAGGTATGGTGGTTCTCCATCAACACTTCCTACGCAACTTCGTTATCTAACGACTGAGGTTCAATGGAAACGAATTGAAAACAGGATGAAAACTCCTGGTAAATCTATCAATCGTTACATGGACTATGCGTATAGTTGGATTGGCTGGGGCATTCATGGTGCTCGTACATCATATGCCCATGATTATGCTTCCAGACTGATCACGGTAGAAGTTTGACAAACTGAATAAATAGGGGGGTGCTGTCACACCCCCCCCCCCCCCCCATGCCTCAGTT